GCAACTGCCGAATTTTCCATATTGGCAAATGCTTTATTCCACGCCGCTTCATATTCTGCCGCCGCCTTAGCAATATCGTCTGTCAAATCAATAGTGCTACCACCGCCGCCACCGCTTGAACCCTTGCTTGAGCTTGTATCGTCCTGTAATTTATTTATTTCATCAAATCCCATAAGGGATAATGTAGCTTTCTTAGCTGAATCAGCTACATCTTGGTAGCCATCTGAAATATCTTCTAAGCCGTCTGATGTGTCTTTATAGCCACTTTGTCCGAAGCTCTCAAAGTCAATCTTAACGCCCATTAAAGAAGCAAGGCTGACTAATAATCTTTTGATTGCAATAGCTACTCCGTTTACTATTGGCATAACCTTTGAAAGAATTGGGATAAATAGCTGTCCTGCTACCATTCCTACCTCTTTCATATTGTTGCTGAACTGGCGTAACATATTTGATGGGCTATTAATCGTATTAGCTAAATCGCCCCAAGATACTTTACTTTGGTCTAATATTGCTAACACTCTTAACTGCTGTTTTTCCATCTGTGTCATTTCTGATACAGACTTAGAAATGCCTAAGTTATAAGCATATGTCGCTAATGTAGCATTGGTAATATCAATACCATACTTGTACAATGCCCTCGATTGTCCGATTAAACCGCTTTGTAAGTTCTGTGCTACTGTTGAATAGTCCACATTGAAAAGTGAGCTTATATCGCCCGCAAGCATTGTCATTGACTTTGTTATAGCCGTTGTTGCTTCGCCTGTCTGTCCTAACGAATTAGTAACAGAAGCTAACTGTGAAGCATACTGTGTTACTTCTTGTATGTTAAGTCCTAAGTTCTTTGCTCCGCTTTCTTCAAGCAAACCGCCTTGAACATTAACTTTTAAACCAGACAGCTTTCCGAGAGTATCGTTTACTCTGCTTTGGAAGCTCTCTGCATATGCTGTTGCGTTATCATATCCGTACTTTTCGTAATCTTTATCCCACTCTGAACCAATCTTGCCAAACGCTACCGCTTGATAGTTGAATGCTTCAATGTAATCTGTTGTTGACTTAATTGCTTCTATAAGTTTCTTACTGCCACGAATTACCATAAAATAAGTGGCATAAAACTTACCTATCGCACTTGCTAAGTTCCAACTGCTTCTAGTTGCTGTCCTAGCACTTGTAGACACGCCATACAGTGACTTTTGAAGTGAGTTTGAAGAAGTACCCACCTTGCTACCTTGACTAGCAAGATTAGCCAATGCGTTAGTCATTTGAATAACGTTCTGACTTACTGTTGGTGCTCTTGATAGCGTTGTCATTAAGCCATTTAAAGCATTACCTAGCTTTGGAATGTTTACAACGGCATTTTCAATACTTTTACTGCCTAGCTTACCAAGTGACTTTGCAAATTCTGTGACCTGTGTTGCATTTTGCGGAATAGCTGATATGCTTGCAACTGCCTTTGTGACAGCTTGAAGTGATGTAGCTGTGTTAGTTAGTGCAACTGAATCAACAGAACCTATCTTTGTGATATTCTTGGCGAGCCTTGTAAAATCTGCTGTTCCTGCGTTCATATTCTGCATAGCAGAGCCTAACTGACTAACACCATTTGCAAGACCGCTTAGTGATGAACCATTCACAGTTGCAAGTGATGTTGACAGCCTTGTAAGCTGATTTATCAGTTTATCAACAGAATTGATAGCTTTAGTGGCAGTACCGGTAATTTTGACTTCTAACGAATCTAATTCCACGCTTTATACCTCCGGCTTATCATTTTTAGGGTGTGTTAAATCCCAGTTTGCTTTTCGTATTTTCATATTCAAGACAAACTCTTCTCTCTTTCTTTGTATTTCATCTTCACCGTTCTCTTTTTTGTTAATATCTCTATAAATAGGCTTGTCTGGGTATTCAAGCTCGCCTTTACCCCAAGCACCACTTCTAACACCTATCTTGATTGCCGGGAGTATGTAACTACCTATTGCAAGCCATATATCTGAATCCATTCGTTGTCTTTCAAGTTTTTTACCCTCTACAACCGCCCATAGCTTTTTAGGTGTCATTTTAAGAAAGTCTGAATAACTAACGCCTAGTGAACTGGCTAAAACAAAGTATTCTTCCCAGATTATTTTGTGGAAGTCTGCTTTTTCTTGTGGTCTTGTGGTACTACTTTCGGCTTCTTCTGTTCCTGTGTTGCTTCTTCCACATTGTCCGCCATTTCCTCTAACATCGCTGTTATTCCGCTCAACTCGAAAAAACCATCATCTTCCATCGCTTTCTTGATTTCTTCAAACAATGTTCTATATCCGTAACTCTTATCTGTCTTTCTCTTCTCTGTAATATATGCTCTAGTGAGTTCCTTTGCTTCATCCATAGTTACTGGGTTATTGTCAATACAGCCTGCATAAATGGCTAAAATACAAATCTCTGGCACATCTGCTGTCATATTTGCTAATCCATCAAAGGAAGCCTGTGCAACACTCTTGTCTGTCTGTACAAGTAAGTAAGAACCATTAACGACAGAGAACATTTTCTGCACTATCTCTTTACACTCTGCTGCTCCAAAAGAGAACTCAACTTTGTATTCATTTCCGTTTACATTAATATTCATCATAATTTTTACCCTTTCCCACCCTATCGTCCATATAGGGAAAGGTGCGGATTTTACACCGCACCTGCCTTTTAAATTAATTATTCTGTTACATCATCAAGATATGATGTGTAGTCGGCTGTTTTGGCGTTTTCTACGCTATCCGACACAGCCTTTTTTGATTTAGTCGAATAGCTCATTATTCCCCCGATGTTGGGGTTACTGCTGTATCTGTTCCTACCATATCCTCAATAATAAGGTTGATAGCCATTGTAAGAAGTGAATTTTGCTCCTTGCCCGTAATTGGTAACTTTGAAGGCGGCTGTGCAACAAAGAACTCCGCATCTGATATACCCGGAGTAATCTCTTGAAACCACATTCTCTTTCCATCAGTTAAAGCCTTATATTCTGTAATAAGGTCTTTCCACTCTTTGATTGTAGCTTCCGTCTTATTAACTGTTACCGCAACTGTATCTGTAACTGTATCTCTACCTGCAATGTTTCTTGTCTGTAAATCTTCAAGTGCTGATGCATCTATAGCCTCTGGGGTTACTGTAATCTCATCAATAGAATTGATTCTATGAAGAAGTTTAAACGCTGTTGGTTTAGTACCTGCTGTAGTTTCAACACCATAACTAAACGTGATTCCCAGTGCGCTTAATCCTGCTACTGTATCTGCCATATCTTCTTACCTCCTAAAAATTTGCAAAAAAATAAGAGCATTTCTGCTCTTTGTTACAATAATCTGTCATTTGCTCCGATTAACCGCCTAAATCGTGCGGTACTCTTATGTACTTTATTACTGATTGAGAACTCTGGCATTGCATTGCCCTGAAATCTCATTGTCTTAAATGTGTCTGTAATTACTGCCATAACCTTGCGACAATCAGACTTACTTGTGTTAGTGGTAACATCTACTTGAAATGTCGCTAACAATGCGTTAATCGTCTGTCCATCAAGTGTTTGCCCTTGTTCTACCGCTGGCAGTAAATGAATGTATACTGTTGGGAATACTGCTTGACCGCTGTTTTCCCCCTCGTTGGTTATGGCTATCTTTGGGTATGTTTTCTTTAATTGCGTTAGGGTTTTAGCCTTGACAAGTGCTGTGACTGTATTTTCAAGGTCTGTCGCCCAATCGTTTGCATTTGCCATTAATTAAGCACCTCTCTTGCTATCTGCTTATACTGATTAATAATCTCCATTGTAGCGTTATACATAGGCATTGTAGCTTTAACGCCGTGTGTGTAGTGCCATTGATTATCATTGCCTAAGTAGTACCAGCCATCTTCAAATGCGTGTATCTGCCCTGGATATATTCCTACGCCCAAGCCAAAATCATTAGCCTTTGGATTCTCATTACCGCTGTTGTAATAAATACCAGCACCAAATTCAATCGCTAACAGCGTGTAAAACGGCTCTCTATCTTCTACCTCAACAGTTTTACCGGTAGCAATTAAGATAGCTTGGTAGCCATCTTGAATAGGCTTTCTGTCAACTCTCAATGTTACTGTCCTACCTAACGGACTTTCATTAACACTCATAATTGCCGCTTTGTCGCCTAATTCTACTAGCCGTTCAACAAGTAATTCACATTTATACTGCAAACTCTGCTTATACTGTTGTAGCTGTCTGATAGCTTCATTTATGGGCTTTTCAGACAAGGATATATTAATTGTATGTCTTGCCATAATGCACCTACTTTACAACTGCTTTAAGCATATACTTGGTTGAATATAGTGCTGGCTTAATGCCTACAATCGTGAAGTCCGCTGATGTTTCATCAGCAAGTCCGTCAGATGTGTATGTAGGCTTGCTATCAAGCCAGATAAGGTCGCCTTTTTGAACAGGTAGTGTATTTCTATCTGTCAACAAAATAGCGTCAAAATCAGCAGTGTCAAAGCCGTATTCCTTGCTCTGTGCTTCTCCGCCGCTGAATGATATGTTTGCTTTGAAATCCGCAGGCTCTGAAAAGCCCGTTTTCTCTTCAAGAACTTTTGGTATCTTATTTCCCTCATCATCAAGATAAGGAATGAAGTTGCCCTCTGTGTCGGTATATCCCTCATAAAGGATATTGCCGTCATCGTCTCTTTCGTAAATAGTTACTGTCTGTCCTTGAAGCGAATACTTCATAGCCTGCTTATTAATGTCAAGCATTGTTCTTTACCTGCTTATAAATCTGATTAACACCTGTGCTTGATAATCCAGACACAATTCCTACTGCGATTGCATTAAGAATGTCATTTGCCGGAAAGTCCGGTATTACATACATACCTACAACACCTAAGACGCCACCCGCAACACCTACAATTATAGGAATGTAATTATCCTTAATGTGTGGGATTGCTTTAGCTCCTAAGCCTATCAGATATGTTATTACAACGATTGCAACTACTGTTGATACTGATGTTATATCCATTCTGCTATACCTCCTTATCTTCATTAAGTCGTGCTTCCAATCCGTCTATTCGGTGGTGTGCCGACTTTACACTTTCCTCAACCTTAATAATCCTGTTATCGTGAGAATTAAGTTCTTTTCTCATTTCTGTAACTTCATTCTTTATCTCTGTTGTATTGCTTGATATTGTGTCAAGTTTCATATTTATGCGTGTATTTTCCTTTACACGCTCTGTAAGTTCTGCATTGTCAGACTTTTTGTTGTTCTTAAGATTAAATCCCAACGTAAACAGTCCGAAAAAGACGGAAAAAGCAACTGAAATAATGCTTATAATTACTGCTATTGGCATTGATATACCGCCTTTCATAATTAATAATGGCACACTGCCCACCGCCCTTAATGTGTGCCGCCTGCTACCGTATTGGTAACGCACAATCTTCTTTAACTTTCTGTAATGCCATTTAGGCTGGATATTATGTTATATGGCAAAGAGTGGGTATTTTTTTTAAAATACTTTCCCTTTTAATCCATTCCCTTGTTATGCCATTTTCAGAAACTTTCTCTGAAAAAGAAGCTCCATTTTGTTCTAAGTCATAGTCAACCAGCTCAATTAAAACAAACTCAAATTCTTTGAAGTCTTTTTCAATCATTTCTTCTGTGTAATTTTTATAGTGTCTTTGATTAATACACTCTTTTTTATCTCTCTCAATGAGAAGTTCTAACTTGGTTGTATCTTTATCAAAAACAACAATATCAGAACTTGTTCCATCATCATTTTCAATTTTTTCTTTATGTGCATAATCGTGGCTAATAGCCACATGTTCTAATACTGTCATTTCCATAACCCAACTCCTGTTATAACCCTAATTTCTCAATTAACAGTTCTTTAAGTTCTGCTCCTGTAAGCTCCATTGCGTTCTCAATACCTTGTTCTAAGGCAAGTGTCTGCAAGTCCGCTGTTGGCATACGCTTAATAGCTGTCTTTGTGTAATCGCTTGTAGGTTGAGCAGGGAACTTGTCCTGCTCTTCCTCATATTTAAGCTCATCTCCATAAACAGCTTCCTGTCTTACATTATCTGCTGTTACTTCTTCGCTCTGCTTTGCGGCGTTGATTTTATGTCGTCTTAATAACATATAAACACCTCTTACTTTCCGAACTTAGCAAGAACAACCTTTGAATCGTTGCTTAAGACTGCTGTATAGTGTTCATCGCCAGAGATAACAGTTGTCTTTGCAAGAATATCTCTGTCCGATTCAATCTCAACGCTTCTCTTCATATAGATTGTAAGTGCGTTCTCTTCCTCTGATACGCCATCTGCACCTGTGTCCTCGTTAGGGTCTTCTGCTGATACAATAACAATAGGACAAGCGTAGAACTCTGTTGTAACAGCCTTTAACTTGCTACCTACCTTGATTTCCTTGTCCTTTGGCTTAAGCGTATGTGCAAGTGCTGTGTCAAGGTGAACATTAGTTGCATCCTCGCTTGTTGTATCAGCTACAACATTGATTGTTCCTGTTGAATCATCAAGCTCATACTTAACTAACTTAACTTTCTTTGACTTAACAACCTGTGCTCCCGCAATAGAACCGATAGTTCCATTCATAATTACATTAAGTGGGTACTTGTCATTGCTCTTGAAATCATCGTCATTAAGTAATGTAGCTTCCTGCGCCGGATTAATGAACAATATCTTTGTAAGTGATGAATCTGATTCATCATCAAACTTGCTATTAGCCGCTACAACTGCTGAATAGCTGATAGGTGCTGCTGTTCCATCGTAATCAATAGGTGCTGTGCAAAGTGCTTCATAGCTGTCATTATCAACCTTTGCAGCGATTGACATAGCAATCTGATTGATAGCTGTACCAAGTGGGTCGCCATAACCAGATAACACTGATTCGTCTGTAAGTTCTACTGCCTTACCTGCTTTCTTAACCTTTGCTTCTGTTGTAGATGTTGTAAGTACTGTTGTACCCATAGCAACACCTTCTGCTACATCTTCTGCGTCACCAATATAAGCATACTTTGGCACAACGATTGTGCTTCCTGGTCTACCTACAAGTGTTGTATCAACTCTTGCGATAGGTGAGAACTTAATCTTCTTTGGTAACTTAGCTGATACCATATCAGCCATTACTTGTGGGTCTACTAAATTTGCTAACTTAGTCTGTGGCATAGTTTATTTACCTCCGTTTTCTACTCTGTGAACTTCTTATAAAGTTCTGGATTCTTATTTTTGAACTCCACTCTTTCGTGGTAATTCATCTTATTGAACTGTTCCTGTGTTATCGTGCTTTCTTCTCCACCGCCTGCATTAATAGCCGGTCTTGATTTAAGCCACTCTGCCTTAGCTTCTTTAACCTGTCTTTGCACTTCATTAGCAATTACAGTTGCTATAAGGCTATGGTCTGCATCTGTAACCGCCTCAATCAAAGAATCAATATCCTTTCCATCACCTATAACTTTCTGATAAGCATTGACAGCTTTCATATGATTAAGTTCTTTGCTCATGTTCTCGAACTTTTCGGCCTGCAACTTTTCAGCTTCCGCCTTTGCTTCCGCTTCCTGTTCTTCTGCTGTCTGCTTCGAGCGAAGTTCTTTCTTGTACTTAGCTGCTTCTGAACTGGCTTTATCAGAAGCATTCTTATACTTCTCTTTTTCAGCTCTTTCACTAGCAAGCTGTGCCATAAGTTCTTCTACGCTAGGTGTCTGTTCTTCATTCTGTGGCTCATTGTTAGTTGTTGGTTCTGTTGTTGTGTTAGTTACATCTGCCATAATTTCTTTACCTCTGCTTTCTGCGTTTTTTGTTGTTCTCTCAACTTCTTGCGATATTTGTATTGCCCTTTCTCTAGGGCATATAAAAAGCCACAAGGCATTTCTACCCTGTGGCTCAATATCAATTTATTTATCTGTTCTGCTCTTATCTATAACCGGACTATTTTCTGTCTGGTCTGATAAGTCTTGCATTGTGCGATCTTTATTAGGTGGCTGTTCTCCATCCCCACCCTCTGCTTGGTTCTGTGTATCTTTGTTAATTATGCTGTCTTGATATGCCTTAACCATTTCTCCGCTTCTCGCTACAACATCGTTAGGGTCATCAAAGAATGGAATTGCATCAACTGTATCTTTAAGACTAAATCCGTGGCTTATCAATGTCGCCATAGCGTTAACCTTAGTTGACATTTCATAAGTTTTTTGCCGCTTAATGTTAGGTTTTACATCTCTTGCCCTTAATTTAAGTAATGGGTTGCTGCTGTTAACATTGTTTGATAGCTTGATAGCCGCAAGAACAACTTTTATCTCTTCCATTTTGCAGCCATCTGTAATTAATTGCTGTTTTGCCGCCGCTGTTTCTGCTTGTGACCAGCCTGTTGCGTCCGACATTGCAACTCCTGTACTGCCACCGCTATTATCATTTCGTTGTGGCACATTACATTTCTGCAAGATTATCTGTCGCCTTGATTGGATATTGTTAAGCATACCTGTGTAATCATAATTAATTGCAAGCGGCTCAACTATTGGAGTTTTGCCATCTGCTGATGTGTAGGTCTGCATCCATTCTCCAGATTTTGGCTTTCTTACTTTTTCAGTAATGTGTGGTGTTCCATCTTTATCAACTGTCGTTTCCTGTTCAACTGGAAAATCAACATCATTTGTATGCCATACTGCCTGTGTATTCTGCTCAACATCATTTGTAAAATCTGAAATGAGTAGGTTTAAGTTATCCATTTCAGATATTTGCCGTTCAAAACAGCCCATTCTATCAAATGACCTTGTATATTCAATAATAGGAATTTTATGCAGTGGGTTTTCTTCTCCACTTCTCTCTAAAAATCCCCATTTTGTTTTTCCTTTTTCTGGTCCGTTAGTGATTTTTATTCCGTCGGTAATTTCATAGCGAATATCTTTTGTAAAACAGGTGTAATATCTTGCACCGCTATGTTTGTCTTTGATATAAGTGCCTGCAAGAATAATCCTCTTGTCACTATAAGCTGTTGACCTTACAACAAATGTTGTTCTTGGGTCTAATACATCATATGTGAAATAGCTTTCCCCATCCTCATATTCCGTATTCACATCAATAAGGACATAGCCAACACCACCGATTTCAACATATCTTGCAAGTTCCTGTTGCTTCTGTCTTGCGTTCTGTGATTCGTAGCAACTGTTTAATTCTGCTATAGCTTTTGTAAGGTTAGAATCCTCATTGTCGCCATTTTGAACTAACGTTATAGGATTTCCCCACTTAAAACCTAAATTGAACTCCGTGACTTCATTAGCCACATTATCGCAACACTCACAGTCAATGTCTGGTCTGTAAGTCTTTGGATTCTTCCTAACTATCGGCTGTATTCCTGTGTCATAATCAAGAAGAAACTGTATTCTGTTGGAATTAATATCATGTTCCAAAATTGCTTCACGCAAAATCGGTATTATATTGTCAGGTGTTATTTCTTTTGCACCTGTATAAATAGCAATTCTTCCTGTCTGCATTATCTACACCTCTAATAAAATGTCATGCCGCTTGAACTTCTGCTTTGTGGTATTTCCTTAATCTGAAAATTATCATCATCGTTAGGTACATACCATATCCATTTGTGGCAATGTTTGCACGCTAATTTATGTGTTCGTGGGTCTTTGCTGTCTGCCTTAGTCAAAAACTTATGGCAGTTCGGACACATAATTGACTTGTCTTTGTTTGTATAAAAAATCATATTGTTACCTCGTTACATAGTAAAAGCACCGCCATAATTAAATGACGATGCTTTTCGATAAGGATTATACATGTTTATGAAATTTGCTTTGCTCATTGTAATAATACATAATTTTTTCGTCACAATCGTAACATCTTTTAATTTTTTTCAATAAATCTTTGAAAAGCCATTTTTACGCTACTTTCTGTGTTGCCACCTATGATATGTGCTATCTGAATCCAAGTCTTATTTTCTAAAAATCTAAGATTGATTATTCTTCTCATTCTGCTATCTTCAACGCTTGCGATAAACTCTTCAACCTCATTGGTTTTTTCCAACAAATCATCTTCAAGCAACTGCAATGTGGCTTTTCTAGCATAAAGAAGTGTTTTCTTTCTGCTGTACTCTGGAAATGGTATGCCTTCAATCTTAAAATGCTGTTTGCCACCATTGCCACCGCTAACAGAATCTATAACCATTTCTCCAGCTTCAATTTTGCCTATATCTCTTTCAAGCCGTTCTATCTTTAGTCTTACTTCTTTTACTTCTTCCTGTAAATCCGAATATTGTGATAAAACTTCCTTTGTTACCATAAATTCCCTCCTGTTATATTGGACTTGACATAATTACTGTCTTTTTTACTCTATTTCCTCTTTTCATTCTTAATGCAAAATTTGAAAAAACATCCGGTACATCATCGTGCAAATTTTTACCAGATACTGAATATTTCAACAACCAACTCATCATCTCTGCGTAATCGCTCTTGGGTTCATATAGGCTTCTATCTTTAAACACAATATGTTGCAATACCCAACTAGAACATTGAAATATTCTTGCTTCTTTGTTTGTTTCAGTTGCAGTGTCTGATATATTGCATAACCAGCCTTTTTCTTCTACTCGTTTTCTGACTTCATTTGCAACTCTATCTCCGCCTTGATTAGCTTCAAAATCGCAATCTTGTATTTCGTTATCGACAATTAAATTTGCTGAATTTTCATATTGTTTTTCGTAATCCGCCGAATTGTTGCATATAGTATCAGTGCAGTAATACGTTCCCTCATATCCTTCAAATTCAACCAGGCAAGGGAACACATAAAAATCAGTACCAGAGGATTTCGTGTCACATTGTCCAGTAATTCTTTTAATTCGTGTTTTAGGAAGTTCTTTATATCTCATTATTTTGTTTTCTGGATAAAGCAATCCCTCACGTTCTATTGGATCTTGCTTATAAAGACATCTATAAGATATATCATCCATTGTCAGCGCTTGATCATTAAAAAATTCCACCGACATTCCATTATATTCATAGTCAAAATTACTTTTCCCTGTTTTAGGGTCAATATCTGGAATCGAAATAATTTTTAACTTTGGGTCGTTTCCATAAAGCTCAATAATATGTCCAATAATGTCTTTTGTGCTCCATCTGGTCATTATAATTATTTCTTTTACTTGTTCGTTTAGCTTTCTTTGCTTTAAATCGACTCCATAAATTCTCCATATTTTTTCAAGAATTATTGGATTAAGTGCTTCTTCAATAGAACCTATAAGGTCATCACAATATAAATAACGGTTAGTTCTAACCTTACCAGCATTCTTAGCTCCTATTGATGAGCATTGAATACTTGAAAATGCTTTGTATTTACCGAAATTAGCTTCTTGTGCCTGTGCATTTGTGCTTTGTAATGGTAAATTAGGGAAAATAACATTCCATTTATATTCTTTATCATCTGTTGTTATGTCAAGCACTCCTTTATAAAACTTTCCTGTAATTTCGTTGCTGTGAGAAAAGAAAAGGCTGTAATCTTTAGGGTGCTTGCCAATTATCCAAGAGCAAAAAAATTTTTCCAGTGTAGTTTTTTGTGTTCCTGGTGGCATAGAAATACATAATCTATTATATTTGTCGTCTTCCAAATCTTGCATAGCTTGAATAAGCCCGTATTTATTAAGCTGTTTCATTTTTGGCTGATAAAATCTTTCACTCTCTTCTCTGTCTTTTTCAAGATAAAGCAAATAGCTGTGAAATAAGTGCGGAGCTTCAAGTAATAAGGTATCAAAATATCTATTAACTAAATCATTGTCTATATTGTTGTTGAATGTATATTTTTCAAGTTCAAAAATATCTATGCCTATATCACGCATACAAGCCTTTTCTATGAGTTCTTTTGCCCTAGTCGTACATTTCAACATTGTGTCAATTTCGTTCTCATTCTTGGCAAGCTGGCACACGTTGTAGTAGGTTTCTATGATATTTTCATCTATTCCATTTTGTGATATGTATTTTTCGCAATCATCTATCAGTTGATTTAATTCAGAATTCAAGAAAAGCACCTCCACTTTTCAGCAAAGGTGCTTATAGACCTCTGCCTATAACTGTTTTAGGGTAGCAACTAACTCTATTTGTTAGCCGGTAAAATTTTGTTAGAATAATACGTCACGGACAGCCGGATGTAATTTCTGCACAAGTGCATTATAATCATCAATTACATATCTTGCTGGAATCATATATGCTTTAATGCCATATCTTTCTGCTGTTTCCCTTTCAATGCAGCAGCCACTCCAATCGTAGTTCTCCGCAATTCCTATGAACACATCAGCCTGTGCCAGCTTCTTAAGGCTTTCACCTAAATACCATACAGCTTCTTTACTGTCTTTAGGTGGGTTATCCTCAATGTAGCTGTCGATAAGCTCTAATTCTTCGCCCTCGTATATTTCAGCAATTTTTTTCATCTTCTGAATACTAGCTTTGATTTCTTCCTCTGTTCTGCCTTTCATAGGCACACTTACAAATAACTGTTTCATAGGTTCTATCTCCTTTTATATGTTTTATCAGCCTTTAGCTTTCTAAGGTCAGCAGCTACAATCAATCTGTAGTCGGTAATTGTTTATCTTAATTTCTTAACTTCCAGACAAGTATGTTTCCCATATTTTTCAATTCTCCATCTGGTACTCCAATGCTCAATGTGACAATTTTTATCTTCATTAAGTGGAATTCTATTGACAATGGCACTTGCGATAACACTTGGTGGAATGTTTAAATCATCTACAATCAATGTTTTCATTCCTCATAAACCTCTCAAAATCTTTCATACATTCATTACATAAATCGTAAGTCATATTTAATATGCCACTCCTTGTAATTGAGTTCATACACAACAGCCCTACTTTTATCTCTTTTCCACACCTGTCGCAAGTGTGCCATTCTTTTTGATGTTTCATAGTAATCCCCCTTTGCAAAATTGGCAAACTCTCCGGTTATTCTTTAAAAAGCACTTCTTTCACTAAAAAAGTAAGTTGTATCTTTTTCATTCCAGACTCATCGTCTGTAATGCCATCTACACTATATATACTATCAACTGGGTTACCATCAAAGAAAACTTTGACATATCCTTTTGAAATATCCAACAATGCTTCTTTAATCATTCTTTCACCAACTTTCTAAGAGCCATAAGTAAAAAGCTGTTTGTATATTCGTTCATTTAACGCTTTTTCTAATTCGTCTTTGTACCTAAATGGACTTAAAGGGCTTTTTATTTCTTCCCTCAATACAGGTGACATATTGTCTATCAAAATGCCTTGTGTAGCACTTGCAAGATTTTGCGGTGGCAAATCCGCTAAAGCGCATAATTCCATTCTTTTATGGTCGCATTTTTCAGATTTAGGGCAACTTTTACATTTTTCTGCTAATTTACTTAAAGGTTTCGCCATTACTACACCAACTTTCTACCGCAGATAGGGCAATAATTGATTTCAAACTCCCCCTCTCCATATTCTTCACCGCTGTTGTCATAGCAAAGTTTATAATAATTGCCATAATTAGTTGATTCTATATATGCTCTGCCATATGTATAGCCATTTTCAATCTTCTTCTTTTTACCATTGCAAAACTTACACATATCACACCTCAAATCTTCGTAAATATATCCAAATCATAGTTATCTCTGATATAGTCAACAACTTCCTGTAATTTGCCCTTTACAAATTCATCATTGGCAATATCTGGGTGGCAATGCATTGTGCAGCTATCTTTCTTGCCATCTGCTTTATATTTACGATAATCAAATGTCATTGTAAAAAGTGGTATTTCTGTCAGATTCTTTGTCTTGCGTCTTATCCAACAATTAACAATTCTCTTAATCATCATTCTTCCCCCATAAATTATCTGGTAATTCCTCGCCGCCATATATCTTGTTAGCGTATTTAAGAAATGTCGGTACGCTACAGCCTGCCGCTTTTGCCGCATTTACCTGTGAAGCCTGCCCTGATATGTATAAGTTAATTGCTTTATAAAACTTATCTTTGTTTAGTGGGTGTACGCCCATAGCCATAATAATCACTCCTTATTTTGGTTTTCAGTCCGATATTTATATCTCATCATTTCTTTGTGCATTTTATGTCTCATATCTTCGCAACCAATATTTCTTAGTTCTGCTTTGAAAGCATTAAAATCATTATCATTTTTAACAAATATACTGACATATTTATCAATCTGTGGTCTTGTCATAAGCACACCATTTTCAGTAAATACCTTTTTGATGTAATTTGTATAATAACAATACCCTTTAACTTTTTCGTGGTATAATCCCCAAAAATAATCAGCGTTTTCTTTTGTTTCAAACTTTGCCCTAATCTCATTGTTAGAAATGTGATTGTAACAATGTCTGCACAATGTAATTAAATTACTTTCTCTATCGTCACCGCACATTGAGGCTGTTCTTATATGTGCCATTACCAATGCCCGGTGTTCTCTGCTGTTCTTTCCGCAATATCTGCAAGTATAATTATCTCTTTCAAAAATTTTGGTCTGTAAATCTTTATATGAACTCATAATGAATACCCTCTTACAATTCTTTGCTTTCACACCAACTACTCTTACAAGCGTGGTTCATAATATTAATCAAAACCTTTTCAGAAGAAAAGTGAACTAAGCTGTAATCACATTGTGCTGAAAACTTTGTGTTGAAATATTCATCAACTAGCATCTTGTAGTCTGTATTATCGTCCATATCACTTATAACTGCATAATAGGTGTCTGTATATCCATCACGCTCTATGTCAGTTTCTTTTGTTAAATTATCCACCACTCTTGATAAAACCTTATCTGTTAATGGGTAGTGATATTCTCCAGTGCATTCTCCGTGTTTATCTAAAAAGTATTTAAAGAATGCTTCTGTATTTTCTTTGAGCGTTTCATCGTTAGTCCAATCGTAAGCTATCTTACCAGCTCTACTTATCATTCTTTCCTCGGCAACTTCCCAATCACTTTGAGAGTATTCGCTTATCGGCTTAAACTCTTTCGCTTTTTTATCTTTGGGTAAAAAAGAATTACATTGTTCTCTGTTAAGAGAATTACACTCTGTATTTAATGTTCCGTAATTAGTGTTAGAGTAATCATTGTTAGTAATCCCTGTTAAAAGAGTTACACCTTGTGGCATTCTCGAATTACACTTTGTGTCATTCCCTTGGGAATTACATTTTGTGTTATTCCCGTCTGCTTGTTTATGTAACTCCTGTCCTGCATCTTCTGCTATAACCTCTTGCCTGATACTATTTTCCCATTTTTTAACTTCTGCGTTGATAACATCATAATTAGGTCGTATATGTATAGTCGGCATTGAATTGAATTTGTATTTTGCTGTAATTACAAATTTCTTTTTCACCAACGATTTAATTGCTTTATCATACTGCCTTTCAGTAATCCTTATCTCTTCCCACCAGTCTTTTCTTTGTTTCGCAATCCAATATTCGCCGTCTTTGTATATCTTGACTTTGCTTTTGTTATCTTTAGTTGGTGCAAACCAATATAAAATTCTTGATAACAGCGTACCCTCTATCAAATCACCTGTTATGTCAATGTATTTGTGAAATGTGTGGTTACACCTTGCTGATGATAGAAAATTAACTTTTGTTTGGATTTCATTTTCTGATAGCATATTTATTACCTGCCTTTCTGATAACTGCCTTATTAACAAAACAACAAACAGGCACTAAGGCTTGTGCTTTTCGCTTCGTCAAGCTAGTTTGTTGTAATCGGATAGACAGGACTTGAACCTGTGACTACTTGAATAAATCAAGCGTTACTCCCAACCGAACTACTATCCGTCAACTTGTAAGAATTTCTGACAAGTTGAAATAAAAAAGACTAGCACAAAGAGATTAAACAATTCACATTTATAAATTCTTTGGAGGTCATTTATACGCTTAAAAATATTGTTTTGAGGGAATATAAAGTGCTAGTCTTAACAGCAGTATAGGCTATGACACCTATAACAGGTCGTGGCAAAGCTGGATGGAAGTGGTTACGCCCGTGCAGTTGGACTGTTCAAAGAAAGTGGCTTCGCTCGCCGTCTATCCCTTAAGGATAACTGCTGATTATGAAATATTTGAAATAATTACTACACATATTTGTGTGGGATATGCGTAAAACCTCACGGACTTTCTGACGGTCCTTAACAGCTCTTGCTATGAGGTGAAAGGAGAACTTAATGTCATGGTAATTCCACCAAACCAGTAAGTTCAAAGGTGCAAGTAACGATTAAGTACTTGCGAACTACCCCTATCAGAATCGAACTGATGATGTAAGAATCAAAATCTTATGCCTTGACCGCTTGGCTAAGGGGCAATTAAGCTACTCTTTATCTTCAAAAAGTGCTGCAATATCATTTGTGCTATCAATCTGTTCTACAAAGTTATCTGTGCCGTTAGGATGTGTGTCTGGATTACCATTGCAATTTTTGCAAGGCGTTTCAAACCACATTTTAAATTTATACAAGCAATTACAGCAATCTTCCTCCGGCTTAAGCATTAGACATCACCTGCCTGCCTATGATTAGCTCTGTAAGAATCAAAGCCATCCGGATAACGTGCTATAAGCTTATCTATGTTTGTCTGCATTACATCATCAAGATTAAAACCACAGGCTTCGCAAATCATAGCAACGTACCACATTACATCGCCGCACTCTTTCTTAAGATGTTCTAGGTCTATTCCCTTTTCGTGGAATATGCCCTTTTTAACAAGGTCTGATACTTCGCCAGCTTCACCAGTTAAACCTAAGACGCCATTAAGAAGTCCTGCTATGTCATTTATGTTGCTGCACTTAGCATTGTTTTCTGTTAGAGGACTAAGTGGAAGCTTACCAGTTAATTCAGTATATAATCTAAGATATGCCTTTTTATCGTTAGTACGCATAGCCAATTTTTGGTATTCATTGCCCTGCATTTATAACTCCTAACTCTTTTTTTGTTTTTAAATTTTTTTGGAATTTATTCAGCCGACTAGCTGATTCTCTGATGTGTTTATTGAATATCTTGTGATTAATTAATATGTGTCTATTATACACCTAATTAGCTTAAATGTATAGATGTTAATTGGATTATTTTTAATTAAATATATAAGTGATTTATTAGTATTAATTATATGATTAATAGTTAGGTGCTATTTATATATAATTATATAATATGTGTATTATGTGGTGATAATAATATAAATATATATTAATATATAAGGGCTTTTTGTTATTTTGGATAATTGAGCGACTTAGTTGGGCGTGTTCCGGAGGTAAATAAACCCCCTCCGCCCTTATCCGTGTAATTGTGTCTATTTTATGCCATATTCTCAAACAATTAACACAATTAACACCATATCCATACCATAACGCCGATAAACCTTAATTTATCAGCGTTATCTAAATGCTTAGCACTCACAAACCCAGTATTTAAGCGGTTTCTAAGCTGTTTAAATTGTGTCTGAATTGTTTACGGCGTTTATCTGCTGTTTATCGGTTAATTGTGTATTGTTTTGGCTCAATTGCTGGCGTATTTCTGCGGCTGTAAGAGGTGTTTTGCTGGTGTTTTCTCTACTAACACCTGGAAGATTCCAACCAAAGCGGCGATTCATAACCGCAAGTTGCCCGACTGGATTCTTGCCAGACCAGAGCCGTGCTTCTCCACTAGATTCATAATCTTTTGACAATTTTTCCCACAAATCGTAAGCCGAAGTACTTAGTTTTGATGCTCTCTTCTCATTAGCCCAATCATATATAACAGTTTCATTTATGCCGGTTAATTTACAATATCCTGATATAGTACATATTTTATTATACTTATAACACATATATATATAATAATCTGCTATATAATTAAGATACTCATAATTATAACTATTACAATTACTATTATTTATATTACTATATTGATTATTATAATTATTATTATTATATCCCTGTAATTTACCTTTTAGCTTTAATCTATTAGTGCCTTTAAAAGTATTATTATATACATAAATTAAAGCAGCATAAAAAAGGGATTGCGGAGCCGCTGCCATATCTTCAATGTTTTCATCTGTGCAAAATCTTTTGAAATACATATCGATTTCATTTTCAAAAATCTCTTGACTTTCTGGTGCTTCCCGTACTTTCTCCATCTGTTCCCCTTTCTGCTGGAGCTTATCCAGCTAATTATATTATTAATACAAATAAAAACACCCAATAACTATTATATAATTATCGGGTGTAAATCTTATATATTTAATTATTAAAATAATATAGCATAAATATATTATAAAGTCAAGTTTGTTTTTGGACTTGACATAATGTAAAAAGCTGTTTATTATATTAAGCATAAACAGTAACAAAAATGTATTTAAATACGCTATTTTGTATTTTTAAACAACAACATTGGATGTATTGAAATATACGTTTTTGTATTTCTTAAATAGTAACGTATGACGTAGAAAAAAGAGGGAGTGGCAAGCTCCCTCTTTTAATTTTATCCTATCCAATTTTAGAACTCTTTCTTGATTATCTCCAGAGCTTTGTTATATGCCCAATCTAAGCTCTTATACTCGTTTTCTGTGGATATAACAACTTTATCCCCAGTATCAAGAACTTCACCGAAATAATAATCACATCCGCCGGACTTCTCCGCCTTTGTAGCTATTTTAAATGTATATCCGACAAATTCTTTACCGGCGTTTCTTGTTTCTTCGACAGCAAATAGATAACTGTCATAATCTGCATATTTTCCCACATTTTCACCTGTAAAGAATTTTGCAAGGCTCTTCATATCCGTTTTATTAGGTTCTCCATTCTTGTTTCTTTTAACTGTTAAATATCTCATATTCTCACCCTTTTTTAACCCTTCTTAAAATTCGTATCCCTTCATTCTTCCCGCTAAAGTAGGGGTAAAATGTGTATTATATTTATCGTCAAAATCTTGAATATATTTTATTATATCCTTGTCAAATTGTTCCATAACTTCTTCGGTTTTCTCCTCGGCTTCCTCGTATGTCATTCCCTCTAGCTCGTAAAGATAATCGCTTGATGTATCATCATCAAAACTGTAAGTGTATTCTATTCTCGGCAATCCTGCCTTACTCAAATAGTCGTTAATGCTCTCTCCTGTTGAGCAATTGCTTAGCAACTCCCCAATCGTCTCGGCATCACCGGACTCAGCACAAAAAACACTGCTTCTGTTCCTATGGATATAGTGCCTATCTCCGCACAATCGTGCTATTGCTTGTGCCTGTTCTTCTGTAGCACCATTAAGCACAGCTAATTCAGCATTTTCATAGTTCTTTCGCTGCGCGTAAATCTCTTTGCCTTCGCGCATTTCTTTTGTTATTTCCATATTCTTCACCTTTCAGCTTTTGGCTGTCCTTTCTTTTAATGTATCTTAAGTATATACCAATAGTGTTACATTGTCAACACCCTTTTTAGTGTTATTTAAAAATATTTTATTTTTTCGTCGTTGGTTGGTACTATCTCTAAAATGTCGTTTGGCTGGCATCTTAATATAATACATAATGTATTTAAAGTTTTTGTATTAATGTCACTCCTGTTTCTTAGATTCTGCATTGTGCTTTCACTTAATATCTTCTCTTTCCTCATTCTGTTAGCAGTGTAGCCACGCTGTGCCAGCTCTTTTAATACATCTATTTTATATGTAATCATTTACAAGCTCCTTTCTGTTTTGTTTTTACTATTATATATAAAATATTGCAGTTTTGCAACACTTAAAAACAAAATTTAAAAACATCTTAAAAGGTGTTGACATACACCTTATAAGGTGTTAGTATTAGGTTACAAATAAAAAGGCGGTCACTCCTACCAAGAACGAACCGCCACCAATCAAAAAAGAAAGGTAAGCCGATTATATCACAATCGGCGAAAAGGTACAAGATTATGACAGTTTACAGAATTAAAATCGCAGGCACAGAATACAACGAAGATTACACATTCACAGAGCCAACAGAGGGCAACGTAAAAGAAGAAGTTGCCGCTATTCTGGAAGAGATGAAAAAAGGGAATATTGACAGCTTAGAGATTAAAAAGGAGGCTTAAAATTATGTTGAACGAAACAGCAGAACAGAAAGAAATAAGGATGTTTAATCTTTATAAAAAGGATTTAGAAAAACTAGGAAAAGAACACGGACAAATAAGAATGAATTGTATTGAATATGTTTGTAGTTTTCCAAAAATTAACCCTTTTGAAATGGCTAAAGTCTTAAAAGATAGCAATTATAATATTGTTTTTGATGACTCTAGCATAAGCAGAGCAGAGAACGAAAAGAAAAGGCGAAAAGTTGAAAAAATCGCATAATTAGCAAGGTTGGCATTACCGGGGTTCGACTCCCCGGCTTGCTTTTGTCCTGTAAGGGATAATATTAAGAATATGGAGGTGCGTTTATATGCGTAAGGAATTTATCAAAAATGTTTTAGATGTTGAGGTTGACGGCTTCGCCTGTACTGTTCGTTATATCGTGCGTGCTATGTATGATATTGTAGGAGCTGACGGATTCGCAACAATCAAGTAAGAAGTTATTAAAGATGTAACAATGACAGATAAAGAGATTGAAGCAAGGGGCGGAGCTTCTAAAGTCTTGGCAGATTTTAAAAACGCTTATGCTCCGTTATGCTGTAATTAGATAGAATTTTTGTAATTTTAAGGGCGTACAAATTGCGCCCTTTTTGGCTTGCTGTGGTTTGGCTGGTTCAATTCCAGCCGCAAGCATTAAGCATATATTTTTATATGCTTTTCTTTGCGTACCTTGAAAAATTAATACAATAATGCTATGCTTATATATAAGACTTTGTGCCTTTTTAGGTGTACAAGTGTACCCAGTTGGGGCGGCGTGCGTTCTGTTGAATTCTCCAGAACTGGTGACAGCTTCCACGACTTGCAAGGGCATATTATACCCATTTTATGCAACGCTGCCAAAGGCGTTTTAAGGCTGTTTTGTTCTGTAGGCTTATAAGTCTACACCGACACAATAAAACCGCCGCACAGGTCAAATCACAAAGTCACAAAGTCAAAACAAGCACGAATCGCAGCCGGTCAAGTTTATATAATGCACTTTAATCTGTTAAAGTTTTTCATCAATTTTTCAGGGCAAATCCGAACGAAATCGGGAGCAAAAATTAAAATTCTGTGTAACCGATTTTTGGATTTCAAAATTGCATATGACGGGGGTTTCAAAAATTTCACATTATATTTTGTGGGAAAATTTTTTCAATTTTTTAAATAGGATTTGAACGAAATCTGAACCGAATTTTAAAAATTGTCAAAATCGTTTTTTCTGAATATCAAAGATGTATCCGGGGGAGGTATCAAATGCGTTACCCCGAAATTTTTTGGCAACATTTTTCTGTATAAATCAATGCTTTACTTGAATACCGGCATTGACTAAGCTCATATATCAATAATTCTTTTGTCATAGTCGGATTAGTCTTTTGAATTATCTTTAACAACTCATCAATGCTCATTATCCCACTCTCCTAACTGCTCCAAGCACCATATCAACAATATCAAATACTTCATCGCCATAAGTCGCCACAAAATCACACAATATCTCTTCTTGTTCGATAGGCAAGTACACATCATAGGACATACAGATTGCGTGGCATACTTCGTGTATCAGCACTTTGCGTTGCATAAATCCACGCAAGACATTTGACAGATAAATTGTGTGTGTATTTCTATCAGTTACACCTAAGCTGATTGTGCCGTCTGACCGCTTTAATTCACCCGAATTTGAATTTTTGTATTGCACTTGCCACATTGTGCCATTAATGCTAAAAACCATCTGTATGCTCCTTTCTAAATAAAACAAAAACCACTAACCGATATTGGCTAGTGGTTTTCTAATTCCCATATTCTTTTTAATAACTCTACAAGATAATCTGGTGGCTTTCTTCTGCTTTGTTCCCAACCTTGTAAAGTTCTTAACGGAAGTCCAAAATATCTAGCAAACTGTTGTTGTGACATTCCAGTTTCTTCTCTTAATTCTTTTATTGGTGAGCTATTTAAACTCAATATACTCACCCTCCCTTTCTTCAAAGCTGTTAATCTTTTCTAACAACTCATCAGTAGTGACTGTTTCAAAATCACCACAACTATACTCTTCTTCGCCATAGTCGTAGTGGTCGCCAAAACTGCCACAGCAAGGACAGAACTCCATATCTGCTGTTGTTCCGTAACTGATTTCCCAGTTGCCATTTTCAAGGCAGCTATAATCAGCCCAAAAGCCGTAACTACCGCCATCGTTACATTTTTCTGGGTCGTAGTTTGAGTAATCATTAAATCTTACTCTCTTTATGTTTTTTAATTCTTCTTTTCTCATAATATTCACCTTTGCTTGATATTCAAGCCCTTTCTTTATTTCTTGATTGTATTATGCGTCAATGACGCATAACTGTCAAGCAAAAGTTATAATTATTTTTCACTAGCCAATATTCAGTTATCAATGTACAAAACAGGCTATGAATATTGCTACTCATAGCCTTTCAATTTACAACTTAGAAACAAGTGTACTAAGTTTGGTACGCATAAGATTGCGTTCCTCTGCTGTCATATCGCCAATAAGCTGTGTAATATCGCCGCCAAGCTCCTTGATATATCCGTCAAGTGCTTTCATCTTGTGTTCTTTATCTTCCGGTGTGTTATTCTTGTGCATTTCCTTAGTTTCTGTGTAGTTTCTCTTTGCTCTGTCATAGCCGCTTTCAGGCATTGGCTCTGTATAGTACATCTTGCCATAGTCTCTATCTATATCCCTCATATGTTCTGCTTCTGGGTACATATGGTAATATGGCGGCTCTTCATATCCTCTGCGGTATGTTCCTTTACCTTTTGGTGCGAATCTGCCGTTTGCATAGCGGTAGTGGTCGTAAAATCTTCTGCCATTTTCTTCGCCATATTCTGTCTTAAGACTTCTTAGGAGCTCTTTGTCGTACTCTTCTTCCTCTTCATCAGCCTTTTTCATAGACTTAACGATAACTGCACGATATTCAGCTTCACATAAATCCTTAATCATATCCACAGCTTCTGACATTTCCTCAACATTTACATTTTCAATGCCCTTATCAAGTTCAGATAGTGTCTTTTCGGTAAGGCACTCAACCATTTTGTGTATTCTTTCAATATGCATAACGTCAAGCCTCCCTTACTGCGATTAAGTTGCTGTTCTGCACCTCAACAGCCTGTGTAGATGTATTTTGCACCGCTACTGTACTGCAACAACCACAAGGCACATCAACGTATGCCTGCGCTGAAACGTTAAATAAATTTTGTACTGCTGCCGGAGTAACTATCATTCGTGTTGACTGTAAAGGCTCTCCGTCTACTGCAATAGCAAGTGATATAGCTCCAACTGTACCGCCTGTAGGTATCTGAATGTTTCCACTATAAGATACTAAAAATCTAGCCTTACACTGATTTGTGATACCTCTTAACTTTATAATTCCGCTTCCCTGTCTGTGGACTATACATTTGCTACCGCATACCGGTGTTTCTGTAAATGCAACATCTTCTCCGGCGGCAACTGTTTGTAATGCAATTCCTGTTATTTCCATTGTTTTACCTCTCTTTCATAAAAATAAGGGCAAACATTATAGTCTGCCCTTTGTGTTTGTAAGTAATACTGCTTAGCAGACATAATCGAGTTAAACTCAATTAAGATACTCAATTATTCAGTTTTAGCAGCCACATCCTGCATTGCAACCACATCCATAAGCATAAGCATTAGGATTAGGAACAACATAGGCTGGAATAGCTGTAGGATTTACAGAGTTGACAATCTGCTGTGTCTGTGCTGTCATTGCAGTAGTCAGAAGTGCATTCTGTCTATCCTGTGAAGCAGAAAGCTCAAGTTTCTGTACCTTATCTCTCAAATCTGCATTTTCCTTTGTACATAAGTAATCAAGAATAGCTCTTGTTCCTGCCTGCTGGCTGTCAATAATATCTCTTGTATTGTTGTTCATTGTGTTCTGTAAAGCACAAGTGTTAGTTGCTAAATTGTAATTAACTCCCTGAATAGCTTCTCTTGTCTCGCAGCAGCAGTTAGCAAGCTGTGCCTGTAATGCGTTTGTATTCTGCATATTGGCGACTGTATCAGCGTTAATAGCCTGCTGTATGCCGTAGCCTGTCTGCATAATATTTGTGTTAATACCATTAAAGCCTGTGAGCATACTGTTGTTCATAGCATAGAAGCCGTCACAAAGTCCGTTAGAAATGCCATCTAACTTGCTGATAACTGCCTGATTGTCAAAACCTCTTTGTATAGCTGAATCAGTGTAGCCTGCGCCGTTGCCATTTCCACCGAAACCGCCCCAGCCGTTATTGCCCCAGCCAAAGATTAAGAGAATTACAATCCACCATGCACCATCGCCCCACATACCATCGTTATTACGATTATTGCCTGTTACTGCGGCAATATCTGCGAGACTAACTCCGTTTGAATTAAACATCTTGTTTACCTCCATTTATTTTATTAACAAATGGGATAACCGGTCATTATGTGCGCACAACCCAAAATGTCCTAATTCATCATACCCTTAATATCATTAAGGTTTATTCCTTGTGTATTCATAAAATTACTTAAAATTTGCTCTGTGCCTTGCGTGTTTCCACTGTTTATCTGATTAAGCAAGTTTTTTGCCATAGGATTTCCACGCTGTGCCGACTGTTGTAAACAATTCATTGCCATTTGCTGTGGATTCCGAATTGACTTAAGTTGATTTATAGTTTGAATTAACTGCTGATTCATTCTTCATCACCGCCCTTACTTTGAGTTCTTGATGTTTTTCTCTGTGTTCCTAAAGATTTATCAAATCTATTTTCCAACTGCCCTATTTTCTCCGATAATTCCTCAAACTTATTCAGAAATAGCTGTGTGCTTTCGTCTGATAGGGTAAATTTAGCGTTTTCTGTATTAGCCATAGAATTTACTGTCTGATTATCTTTAGGGGCTGTATAAGGCTTATACACAACCGTCTTAATTGTTCCGTCAGCATTCCAACCCTTAACATATATTTCCGACATATCCTGTTTTGGGAAAAATGCCATTGAGCCATCCATAGGCACTTCATTTGCATTAATATTTTCAACTGTCTGTACTATTCTTCCGTTAATGCCTGCTATCTGCTGTGGCATAGGCTGCTGATTCATCTGCATAGGCTGTTGTTGCAAGCTCTGCTGATAATTTTGCAAAAAGTTCATTCTATCCATATATGGATTTTGAGATTGCATATAAGAATTATTCATCATAGGCACTGCTTGATAAGGATTGTTCATTGTCTGCCTCCTCTAAAACTTCCTCGATTGCGTGGATAACAAGAGATAATGTCACTAAGTCAAGCTTTTGCAATTCTTCTTTGCTTAAGATTTTTTCTCTAACTTCATCAGAAAACATTCGCATTACCTCTCTTTCTGATTATATTTTTGCATAAAAAAAGAGAAGAACATTATCAAGTTCTTCTCATATTTATGTCATACATCAAGGCTTTATTTAGTTTTAATTTACTACACACTTTTAATCTTGTTACTACACACTTACTACACACTTTTGCTATTGAAATGCATTGAAATACATAGAAATATGTGGAAATTGATAATCAGTCTAATGTCACATAAAAACCCTTAAATACCGCATTTATCGTGCTTTTTGTTAAGTTCATAAGGGGTCGTCTGGTATACATAATAAGTTTTCCAAGTTAAATATATTATACATCTTAACCCCCATTGTTTTGTGGTTTTTTCAATTTTAATGTGTGTAGTACTACACACTTACTACACAGCACTTTTTTTAAAATCAACAATGTTGTCCTTGTCTTTCACAATTCTTTCAATATCTACTGCCGCTCTTTCTTCTGTTACGTGTGTATATAAATCCATTGTCATTTTAAGAGTTGCATGACCTAAATATGATTGAACAACTTTTGCCTGCACACCTGCTTCAAAACATCTTGTAGCAAAAGTATGTCTTAAAGTATGTCCACTAAACACAGGAAATTCGTTATCAAAACTTCTTGCAAGATTTATCTGCTTAACAATAGCTTTAATTGAATCTGAATAAATCTGCGAATTGAGAGGCGTGTTATAACTTGTCACAAACAAATAATTGTTCTGCTCTTTAGGTCTTTTGCACTTTACAATATCCTTTAATTCGAACTGCTTTTCAAGATATTTAATGCATTCGCTGTTAATAGGTACTTGTCTATAACTCTGTTTGGTTTTAGGCGGCTCAATGTGAAAAGTTTTGCACTTATCATCAAGGTATTTTTGATACACAAGTGTCTTATTAACATCAATATACCCCTCATCTAAGTGTATATCATTAGGTGTAAGTGCAAACAGTTCTCCTGGGCGCAAGCCTGTATTAACTGCCACATTATACAAATTATCGTAAAATGTCCCTTTACTTGCTTCTAAAAACTCTATCTGTTGTTTTGCTGTTAGTGTGAAAGCTTTAAGTTCTTTATCAGCCCTAAGCTTTACACCTTTTGCTGGATTTTTAATCATTAAGTCATCTTCTATTGCTCTACTGAACATATCATTAAGTATAACCTTAATCTTGTTCTGCCGTTCATATTTATAATTGTCATCAGCTATTTTATCAATTAGTGTTTGAATATCTGATTTAACAAAGGAATTTATGTTGCGATTTCCTAAAAAAGGTGATATATTTTTATTGTATATGTGAGTGTATTCCCTAAGGGTGTTAGGGCGTACACTTTTCTTTTTGTACACTTCTATCCAACGATTAAACCAATCGTCCAGCTTAATATCATCTCTAATGCTTGTAAATTGAATATTTTCTGCTATTGCAACAGCCAATTCTTTTTTAACTTCTGATAACTTTGTGCCATAAATATATTTAATCTTATTAAATCTATCTTTATATCTCCCTTGATACACACCGTCCTTTCGCTGCGACAATCCTACACCTAGTTCTTTACCTTTTAAATCTTTTCCCATTCAAAAGCTCCTTTCTTTTGAAAAAAGCCTTGATATAGACAACCACATATTACTACATCAAGGCATATATTTCAATATATCTCTATATTTCGTTACTTTTTTCTATATAGTGCTCAAACTCCTTACGCTTAACAAGCCTCTTATTCCCAACTCTTAAAACAAATGGACAGCTAATTTCATTAAGCATACTGCTGATTCTATTAATTCCGATATTGCTATATTCGGACGCTTCTTCAACTGTTAATGTAACTTTTTCCCATATAGGAATTGTTTTAACCATGTCATCAGTCCTTTCTATCTTGATTTTTATATCCTTAACTCTTCTTGAAATTGTTGCTTTGGATAACATAAGTCTTTGACTAACCTGTTCTAAGCTCATATTACCCACAAGCAACTTGAAAATTCTTAGTTCCTCTTCTGTGAAATTGGCATTTTCAATTATTTCATCAAGCTCCGGCTTAGTCAGTCCCGAAAACTTCATAAGCCTATCTCCTTATTTAAACTTAATATGTTCTATTCCTGTTTCTTCGTATAACTGATTAACAAGCTCTTCCGCTGTGAATAATCCGTCATTATAGTTATCTATAAGTACTTTAAGTTCTCTCTGTACTTTTGTTAATCTCTGCTGTCCGAAACCGAACTTATCGTGTAGCACCCACATAATTAATATTAATGCTGATTCAAAATTTTTCTTCTGCTGTTCATTGCTAATTCTATTCATCTGAACACGTAACATTTGCTCCTTAAACTTTTTCTGTTCTGCCTTACTCATATTTTCACTTCTTTCTTAGAAATTGATTGTCGTATCGCCAGTAGTGCTTGCTATTGTCATTCTTAAGACTTTTACCTCTTTCGTAGTCTGTCTGCCAGCATTTCTGACATAATTGTCCTTGTGGTCTGTCAATAGGTTCTCCACAACGATAGCACAAGTGATTTTCTTTGCGATATTCTTTTATATTCTGCCTATTTTCAGTTCTTTTCCTGTGAATAGCATTATCCTTACTTTGACACATAAAACACTTCGCTTTGCCTTTAACAGCTTTAGTCTTACCACATCTAACACATATGCCAGCTTTTCTACGTTCAGCATATAAGTTTTTTGAATAGTGTTTAAACGCTTCGTTATTTTCTCTTCTCTTATCATCACTTAATGGGTGATTAGCTCTATATTCAGCTTTGTTAGCTAAACATTCCGGGCATATCTTTTCATCACCCACAAGTTTATTTTTGCGACATTCCGGGCAGATTTTAAACTGCCTGCAAAGTTCTCTAGTTTCTCTGCTGTAAGCCGTTTGCTTCTCCCTACATTCTTCACAATAAAAGCCTTTTCTATCAAGCGGCTTGCCGCATTTAGGGCACAATCCATTCTCTCGGCGGTAATTATATAATTTCTTCTGCGGACTAATTGGCGTTGTCTCCATTGAAAATCAACCTCTCATTCTGTCAATTCTATCTTGTATCTCTTTAGGTGCTTCAATATACTCTTCTACGTTTGTATTTTGACCAATAAGGACATTTTCTTTGATTGTAGGTGTATTTATATCTCTTTGGAATTTTTGCTGGAATTGAGCTTTATACGAAATTGCATTCATCTTTTCGATAAGTGATTTAATGTCGTCTGGCATACGATTTATTTCATTTGCACGCTTAACAACTGTTTCGTAAGTTCTTAAGAAATTCGATTGTATTACTGTTTCTATCGTCTGATAATCTGATGTCGCCCAGTTTTTAAGGTTATCTGGCATACCAACTGCCTGTCTGACAAGTGGTGGTAGCTTGTTAAATTCTTCAGCTGCTCCATATGTGCCATTCCGTAACGCTTTGCTAACCAAACCCCAAGCTGCCATTCCGTCAAGTTCCTGTGGCTGCGATATAGTCTGTATTTTACCTATCAACTGTCCTATACTTGGAGCAAATCCGCTTGTATCAGAGTTGATATATGCTTTAAGTGCGACTGATACTTGTTCATAACTGTAATTTTCCAACATCATATTCCACACATCTACTGTCTCTGATAGGTTGTTAGGCTTGTAGTTAGGGTAGCAATCGCACATAATGCGGATAATTTTAACTGTTTCTTCTCTTGTCATTACTACCCCCTTTCAATTGATTAGAAATAGTATCTAACTTGTCACATATAATAGCACTATTAATTGCAATTGTTTTTAAGAGTGATTCAACCACTCCGTTGTGCGGATAATCACTTCTAAAATTTATTTTGTTGAGCGTATCTTCTAATCTACTCATTCTTGCCACCTGCCCTTAATATTTTAAGTGCTTCCTCAATATGTAATGCCACAACAGTAAATCCGTCATTTCCTAGTTTTAGTATTTTACAATCTTCTTCAAGTTGTTTCACAACCTTGTTATCATCATATACAACAGGCGTTTGCATTTTGTCATTTATTATGGATTTAACAATATTCAATCCGTTGTTTATTCCCTTTGCATAAGCACCTGTTTCTTTTTCTTTCTGTTCTTTTATCTTCTCAATTAGTTTATCTGCATCAATCAACCTCATATCATTACTCCTTTACACATTATCCCAGTCAATAGCACCCTTGCCAAAATTCTGATTGACTTGCTTATTAGAATTATCTTCTTTCAGCTCAAACAATCCTTGCCAACAATGGTCTACTGACTGATTAAGAATTTTAACAGCTAAGTCATTATCTCCGCCAGACAACTTTTCAAGAGTATTCATAGCCCTATGCAATGCCTTGTCAGTGCATATAGGTTTTTTAATTCTCTTGCGCATTGTCACATACTCATTAAATGCTTCATCAAGTAATTCATCATTGGGATAATAACTTTTCTTTTTGGATATTACGTTAGTAATATCTTTTTCTGTATTCTTATCTTCTTTAATTTCTTCTGTTCTTTCATTCTTACTTTCTTTTAATATAGAGTTTGTTAATAGAATGTTATCTGTTTGTTGATTGTTTGTTAAGTTGCTTGTTATTTGTTTGTTATCTTGCTTGTTATCTGTTTGATACAAATTGTAGTTAACCACAGTAAATATCGTGAATTTGTTTGTTGCTTTGCTTGTTATTTCGCCTGTTAATTGTAAGTGTTTTAGTGAGGTACGAATTTCCATTACAGACAAATTAGTTTCTTTTGATAATTCAGATATTGAAGAGGGGAAAGACCCTCTTTCAATTATCTTGCCTTTATAATTTCCGTCTTTCCAATAGGCACTTATCAACATATACATAAAAAGTCTGAATGTATTAATATCGCTCCACCATTCCCACTTTAAAATCTTTCTGTCAATTTTAATAAAATTGCCTGCCATAATTACCTCTTCAAGTTCTGTCACATTGTTACTTCACTAAATCATTAATATTAACTCTGAATCCGTCAAATTCCTTACCTTTACTTCTAACATAGGCAGATGTATCAAAGAACATTAAGTTGCCCTCTCTGTCCGTTGCCATACTTACACCGTTTCTTGTAAGACTGCTTTTGAGTAGGTCAAGTAAAATCTGTATTTCCTGCTTTGTTTCGTCTTTCATACTGTATCTCCTATAAAATCACTTATATTCATTTGACTGTCCTTTTCAAATACAAGCATTTCATTCTTTGCACGCTCGTAAAAGTTTCTGTCAATCTCGAATCCGTATGCACTTCTGTCAAGTTCTGCGGCGGCTCTTAGTGTGCTACCGCTACCACAACAAGGGTCAATAACAACATCTCCCTCGTCTGTAAAAATCTCAATCAGCTTTTTAAGGACTACTACAGGCTTTTGTGCTGGATGAATTTTCGGTATGTCTTTTCCATCTTTCTCCCAGTTAAACCAGTTGAATACCATATGTCCTGTGCCTCTGATATTCTTTCCGTTTTCATCAACCTGCAAGCCATTTCGGAATTTCGGCAACTTATTTCGGTACAGTACGAGTGCATATTCCGTAGCACCTACGATACGCATATTAGCTTTAAGCACCTGTGGACTGTAATTCTTTACAAATACAAGCGGTATGTAATTAACAAATCCGTGTTTCTTTGCGGCGGCAATCAATGTTGATAACTGTTCAAATGAACAAAATACAATCATACAAGGACTATTACTACTTCTGCCCCTTGCGATAGGCTTTGTGTCCTCTTTTTTCAACATCTTTGAACAAAAATGGAAGTATTCATACAGATTGAAATTAAAATCTGAATTAAAAGCTGCTTTCTTCGCAAGTTTGCTCTCTCCGTTCTTATTATCGCCGCCGTTGTACCACATAGGGTTACTTCCATAAAAGTTAGTTCCTACATTGTAAGGAACATCAGCAATAATAAGCTGTGCTGGCGGTATTGCGTATTTCTTGTAATTCTGCATAGAATCACGATATATCTCGCATTTAATCTTCTTTTTATACATTTTAAATCTACCAAAAGGAAACCTCGGTTTTATGTCGCGACAACCTATTCCTTTCTTTGATTTTTAGTCTATAGTTCTATACTTATCTTCGTGAAATTCCCTATCTTCTTCATTGGAATAGGCTCTTTTACAATTCGTACAAAATTCTAAATGCACCTCTATATCTGTGCTGTTTTCGTATCTACAGCCATTGTAATCATTCATTCCGAATCACCCACTTTCTCAAAAGGAACTCCTCTTAAATGCTCATCAAGGTCTAATTCCGTTCCATCAATATTTCCATTCAGCTTGTTTTGGCAATGACACAATAGTATTTCAAGGTCGCAAATTCTACCTGCCCTATACTCACTTCTTACGAAGTCAAGAACTCTTTTTGTGCTTTCCATCCTGTACTTTACTATCTTTGAATTGTACTCAAGTCTTATATCTGCAATTTCTTTTTCATGCCGTCTGATTTCAGCTAAATCACACTTGCAAAATTCATAATCACTAATAAGTTTTTCCTTTGTATCTCGTGCGATTTCTTCTGCTGTATAGCCTTTAATTTCGCTCATTCGTTCCTACCTTCTTTCAATATATCCATAAACTTCTCATACTGCTTCTGTGATACCTTATTATTAGCCTTATCCGCTCTCAATTCGATTTTAAGGTGCTTTTCAGCGATAGAAGATAATTCCCTCGCTAACACCTTTTTACCTTGCTGTATGCCGTCTCTGTAGCCTTTAGAGGGCTTAAATTCATTTATCTTTTCCTTGCCCTCTCCTTGACCGCCAGCTGTCTTATTATAGCGACACTGATAACCTTTCTTGGTGTACTCCAAAATCCAGTACTGCTCCCATTTATCAAGTTCGTTTTCTGGGTAATGAATAAAGTTTAGTTTCCAACCATAAGGATTATCTTTGCTATAAAATCCTCTTTTCTTGATTGATAAATCTATGTGCTGATACCCTACAAGGTGACCACACATCCTCTGCGATAGGTGTAGTGCTTGCCCGATGTAAAAATAAGGAATATTGTTCTCGTCAACTCTGGTCAAAAAATAAATGCCACTCTTATCATCAAGTTTTGGATTTATCTTTAGTAGCCTTTGCTTATTACTTTTCTCTATCGCCTTGGCTCTTGCTATGTTCTGATAACTCAAGAATTGCCACCTGCCTTTACTTCAAAAGGATTCACAAAATTATCAATAGGTTTAGCTGCCATACTAAAAGCCGTTGGTTGTTCATTAATGATAGTTTCAAATATTTCAGATAAAGCCTTATCGATATAATTTCTTTTGTGAATATCCTCAATTAGTTTATCTGCATCAATCAGTCTCATACTCACACCTCTTTAATTAAATGGTAATCCCTCATCAGCTACATTGTCTGGAATTGACATAAAGCTATCTGAACTAGCATTGCCGCCCATAATTCCATTGCTATTATTATTCTGTTGATTAGCACGACTTTCGCAAAACTCGTGTTTTTCAACAACGCAATCATTAGTGTAGACTTTCTGTCCGTCCTTGTTAGTGTAGTTGCCTGTCTGCCATCTACCCTCAACGATAATCTTAGTTCCCTGATGTAAATACTTCTCCGCAAACTCTCCATTCTTGCCAAATGCGATACAGTTAATAAAGTCTGCTGCCTGTTCGCCCTCTTTCTTAAAAGCTCTGTCAATGGCTAATGTATACCTTGCTACCGCCATACTTCCGTTTACTGTTTGTGAATATCTAATCTCTGGCTCTCTAACAACTCTCCCACATAAAATTACACGATTCATTACTTTTCCTCACTTTCTAATAACTCTTTATTGTCAAAAATGTTGCCGATAACTTCATATTCAGTATCATACTCAAGTCTGTGCTTATAATATTTTTCGTTAGGAATTGTACATATAATTTCAAAATCTCTAAATGTTATAAGTGTATTCACCTTGTCATTATTTATTTTTACAATGTCATTCTCCCAAATCAGCTTGCCATTCTTGTCTTTCAAGCCTGTGCATTGGCAGATTGTGGATACATCAACTCTTGGGGCAATATCTGTTGTTATGCAAGTTCCTGTGGAATATTGAATCTCCATAATTATCCTGTACAACTTGTCCCTGTTATCGTACACTAAATAACCTTGCACCCATTCTTCATTATCAAGCCTCTTTGCCTTAAATAAATATCTATCTTCCATATTCTCTCCTATTCCGCTTCTGATTGAAGCCATTCCATACAACTAACTTCTCCCTCGTATTCTTCGCCGAATGTGTTCTTAAAAGCTATAAGAAACTCTGCTAACTCTTCATCCGACATATTCCTTATCCTGTCGGCATTGGTTGTTGTGAATTTAGATGAAGTAATCTCCATCGTTACATCTGTAATAAGCCCATCTCCATAACCATCTAACTTTACAGATTCAATACTGCCGGCAAAATTGCCATTTAAAGATAAATTCAATATTCTCGGTTTTCCTGTAGCCCCATATCTATTTTCCTTTGTATCAAGAATTTTTATCAAATCACTAACTGTCACAATTTTCACTTCTCGATTCTCCTTTCTGCTATCACATTTGCAACAAGGCTCATTATCTCTTGAATTGCCGTTGTGCTGGCAGTTGCAAGTGCGGTTATCAGCATTTGAAAGCATATCTGACAAAATGTTTATTGCTTCACCATACCAAACACTTACGCCTGTTTCACGATTGCCATAAACTACGTTGCAATGTCTGCTAAAATGCTTATTCATAGTATCTATGGCTATTTTAATTGCATATTTCTCTTTATCCGTCATTTTCTTCACCTCTCAATTCTTTCAATATAATTTAAAAGCACCGTCCCATTTTTTCCACTTTAAAAGCTTTCCACAGTAATGACATTTTTCAAAATCATTGCTTGAAGTTACATATTCTCCGCATTTAGGACAACTGCCGCCTACGTATTTAAAATCACTTGACGGACATTGACTTATTACTTCTTCTATGTAGTTAGGTTCTTTTAATCTTGCTTCCGCCTCGCTCTTTGTAAGGAATACTGATTTGCCAAATTCTGAAGTACGCACTGATATTTCATCTAAGGTATCTTTTGGGAAGCCTTCTGAATATGCAACACAGTGGTATATTGGTGTTTCAGAATATATAGTTACTTCATAAACTTTATATTCTAATACTTGCCCTAATTCCCTGCAAAAATGCCAAACAGTATCCTTTGTTGTGCAAGACAATTTAATAAGTCTACCTTGCTCTTCTAAGTCCTCATAATCTGCTAATTTCTGTAACACATTATGACGATTGTTTTCCCATTCGATAGGTTCTCCACTAGGTGTAGCATATACACCTGTTCCGTTAGCACTTCTTCTTGTTAATCTCTCCATTTCCGCTCCTTTCTAAAACGGACATTCACTAGGATTTTTCAAATCCCAACTTTTTCCTGCAACCGCAACATCTACATTCGCCCCACAAGCAACTTTTCTCATCTTCTCGATAAAACTATCTCTATCAGCATTTTCACTTGACAGATGGCACATTATGACATTCTGCAAGCTATCTGAATAATTTGCTTTAACAAAATCGCAAGCCGTGTCAATTGATAAATGACCTCTGAATACATGTTTTGTCTTTGGGTCATTATCTTTATCAACCAAGGCCTTGTCATAATTCACACCTAAGAGAACGTGATTTATGTCTTTAAATTTCCACTTGATTAGTTCACAATCGGTTATATAAAGTATTCTTCCCATTTCTTTGTGTGTAATCAGAAAGCCATATATCGGGCAAGCTGTTCCGTCTGCATTAGTATGTGTCCAGCTTCCGTCTATTGTCGTTAGGTCAAATGTTCTTACAGTAAAATAAGAATTTGCCAGGAACTGGTTCATAAGCAATGTTTCGTATGGCTTACATACAGGAATACCCATAGCTTCAAAATCTTTTACTGACTTGCTATGGTCAAGGTGTTTATGGGTGCATAACGCACCCACAATGCCTTTAATGTTCCAATTCAAGCCTTTTTTAATTTCCTTAATCGGTATTCCACAATCAAGGATAAGTGTTTCTCCACTGTTGGAAGTTAAGGTGTAGCAATTTCCTGTACTTCCTGTTGCGATACATTTAAGTTTCATCATTTCACACCTACTGTCATAATTGCTGGATTTACAACTCCTTCTCCATCATATCCATACTCTTTGTTATGCCACTTTCTCAAATACTCTCCGTATTCCCAGCACTGTGAAAGAATACTAACTGCACATCCGTACATAAATCCTGTTATGCCCTCTGTGTCTGCTTCACGACTCAATCTGTCTGCATTATCAACAAAGCACTTCATAACGTCATTGCTCTTGTCAATTTCTGCTTCTAACAGTTCAGCCCACCTTTCAGCATAAGTGAAGCAAGCTCTGCTGTATCCGTCACTATTCTTGTCGTACCAATCCTTGTATTCTTTTTCTTTGCCTTTAATAATTCTCATACTCACACCTCGATTTCATCATCCTGTGGGAACTGAAAGTACTCTGTTGTAGCTTTCTGAAATTGTTCCTCGCTCAAAATACTCTGTACTTCTTCAAAACGCTTTGAACCGGCTATGCAATGATAAAACTCATTATTTTCATATGATTTTCTAAGCGTCTTCATAGCTTTAAGTGCCTTTGCGTTGCTTGAGTATTCAGCAATTTTTACACTTGGTGCGTATGAGCTTTGGCAATATATACGCGCTACTTTTGCATCATATTTAGCACCAATAACAAATAATTGATAATCACTATATGGGATATCTATTGTTCCGTCCTGTGAAATTACTCTCATAATCAATCTCCTATTCTGTCTGCATAAATGGTGGCAATGTGCTATCTTCTGCCTGTTCTTCGGTTACTTCTGTGTCTGAATCCTCTACAAATTCTACTGAATTAGCGTTATTTGTGATTTCCTCCGCAACCTGTGATTGCATATTTTCAACAGAATAATTTCTGTCTGCAAAATCTCCGTCAATAATCTCATCAGAGGTATATAAGCCCATTGAAATTTCCGGGCAATATCTTCTTGAAAAGAATGATGCGGCACGATATGCAAGCATTACCTGTGGCATTGTTTTCCATTTACTTCCGTTCTTTCCTACCCAGCCCTCTGCAACTGCCATATCCATGTCAACTACCGGTCCGTCAATTCTTTCTCCGTTCTCAAATGCGTAGCACATACAGCTAAAAGGCTTTCCGTTCTTGTCGGTTTTTTCTTCAAAATGCAAGCTACTGTCATATTTGTGACTAGTGTTTATCATTCCAATAAGTGCCTTTGCATTCCAACCTGGTTTACCCTGTATAACATCAAGGTTTTGCATTACTAAAAATGGACTTGTTTTCATTCTTATAGCAAGGTCAATCGCTATCATACAGTTAGCTTCGTTTTTCTGATACTCTCTCGGAACTAATGTAGATTGTGATAATGCCTTTGCCATTTGATATGCCATTGTAAAATTATCGGATGTACCGAAAATTCCAAGACTAAAGTCCGTTACCTTGTTAATGTGCTGTACTGCTGTTTCTTCTTTCTTTTCTGCAACTGCTGTATTCTCTGCCATAATTATTCCTCGCTTTCTACTTCTTTAAATTCGCCATTAACTAATTTATAGAATGTATCTTCTTTGATACGCTCTCCGTCTACACATTCTGTTTTTACACACTTAGGAATCCATATATACTTACCACTATCATTTGTTTTATCAGTTCTAATCCATTCAGCTAACGTTATCCAACTACCGATTTTTGCTTTTGCTATTGAATTATAGCCCGCTGCCATAACAACTGAATTTTTACCCTTGGATGTTATCTGTGCGGAATCTCCACTTGAACCTATCTTTGCGGAATCTCCACTTGAACCTATCTTTGCGGAATCTCCACTTGAACCTATCTGTGCGGAATCTCCACTTGAACCTATCTGTGCGGAATCTCCACTTGAACCTATCTTTGCGAAATATCCACTTGAGCCTATCTTTGCGAAATATCCACTTGAGCCTATCTTTGCGTAATCTCCACTTGAGCCTATCTGTGCGTAATCTCCACTTGAACCTATCTTTGCGGAATATCCACTTGAGCCTATCTGTGCGGAATCTCCACTTGAGCCTATCTTTGCGTAATCTCCACTTGAACCTATCTGTGCGGAATAATTGCCATTGTCATTTTCTATGCCATCTTCAATTTCCTCAATCTTCGTTTTCTCCAGAGTAAAATCTACGCAAGCCTTAATAAAACCTTTTAAGCCCAACTTGGCTTTAATGTGAAGCTTATTAGTTGCACATTTGTTTTCTCTTTTAAAAACTTTTCCCAGCGGCTCAACTTCTGCAAATTCTGAAATCTCGCCATTCTCGTTTACAAGAGGGTAATAGTCCAGTGTATCAAATGGATTTTCACAATAATGCATCACACCAGCTTCGCATATCTCATTTCCATTTTCTTCATAAGTAGTGTTCTCTTCGTACTGCTTACCTCTGCATATCATTCCTTTGTTAAATGCTTTATACCCTTTTACACTCATCAGCTTTCCTCACTTTCTCCACTTAAAATCTGTCCAATAATCTGTCTTAATTCATCGCTAACCCTGCTTACAGTCCAAAAATCCGTAGTATCAAATGCGTGAGCACAATCAAATCCAATGTACCACTTGCTTTTATCATCAATTTCAAGCGGGCTAGGTGCTTCTTTGTGTGCATATGTAATACCGCCGTGGCAATCTATACTTGCTGTATTGATAGGCAACCTCTTAGAAACCTGCACATATCCACATCTATAAGCAGATTTACCCATATGTCGGAGTATCACATAGCAGTTAAAGCCATTGAAATTGAATGAATGTTCTAATATAGAAATCTTACTATTCCTCACTTTCTTCGATTATCTTTAATTCCTTTTCTTCTCTTTCAAGCCTTTCTTTTGCCTGTGCAATCCTTGATTCTGCCTGGTTCTTAAATTTATCCTTGACATACTCAAAATTAGGTTCTGTAAGGAATAAGTAACCAAAATCCAATATCTGCCCTTCTTTATCTTTTCTTACTGTGCTTAAGTGGCTTGGAAAAACTCCATCAACAGACTTGTATGTCTTGGGTTTCTCTTCCGCTTCACAAACCTGTACTGTGATTCCTACTTTTTCGTATCTTTCATCCGTATTCAATTTGTAAAAATAAAGTTTCATATTATCCCTCCACAATCTCTAATTTCTCACTATCATTAACAATCAGCATAATCAACTGACTATCCACCATTTCAGCAACTTTCTTCTGATTATCTGTACTAAGGCTTTCAGAATCATCTAAGATAATAGGCACTGATATACCGCTAATCTTCTGAATTGAGTTACAAACGTCAACTCTACCTAAAATCCTGTTACCCTTGTTAGACATAGTTGTTAAAATGCTCTTTCCGTCAACAGTAGGTATGCAACAACTCTTGTAATTGCCGTTCTTGGCATATTCAAATAACTGCCACTTAACTAACCCAAAATGGCTGTTTACTGCTTCTGTCAAGGCTTCATTCTTTGCTTTGTCTAATTCGTCAAGCAAATCAAGAATTTTCTCGGCATTAGCCTTATTCTGTTCAGAATCAGTCCTTATCTGCTTTAATTCTTCAAGTCGCTGTTCATCTGCTGCCGTATCAGCCTTTGCAATCTGGCTTTCACATTCTGCTAACTGCTGCCTTAAAGCTGTTTCCTGTGACTTTAATTCTGCCTTAATCGCCGAAACATCGTTAGCCTTGTGCATAGCTTCTTCTTTTTCTGCAATCTTCTGTTCAAGTGCTTTGTATTCTTCTGTGGCTGTCACATCAATTTCCTGTGGAAGTTCTGATAACTGCTTTTCAAGGTCTGCAATAGCTGCATTCAGCATTTCAAGGCTTTCTTTATGCTGTGGTAACTCTTTCTGTAAATCTTTAAGAATCTTCTTGTTCTTATCAAGTTTGTCTTTAAAAAGGTTGCCATTGCTTGTGATAATCTTTAATTCTTCTGCCTTGTGGCTATCAAAATCGGCTCTTAACTGCTCTTTCTTATCTTCGGGATATTCCTGTTTGCAATAAGGGCAAATAAGGCTGTTTTCGTCAAATTTGCGTTCATTCTCTGCTTTCCATTGATTCCTTATATCCTGCAAATTCTTATTTATGCTATCAATGGTATTCTGCTGGTACTCAATGTTCTTTTCTGTATCGGCAATAGTCTTTTCTGTCTGCCTAACAAGAAACTGCTTATTAGAAATCCTGTTCTCAATATCTCTCCTGGCCTTAGCATTTTCCTCGTTAGCCTTGCGTAATAAGTCTCCCTGCTTAAACTTCAAATCAAGGACATCCGAACTAGCTTTATCATATTCAGCCATTAGCTTATCATTGTCGGTCTGCTTTGCCACGCAATCGGCAATCTGCACTTTAAGGCTGTTCTTCTGTAATTCAAGGTCAGATACTTCAATAGCCTGTTTAATCTGAATATCTCTTTCCTTTTCCTTAATCTGTCCGTCAAGAATAGGCAAATCCTTTGTAATCTTGGTCTTTGTAGCCTTATTCATAGCGGATAATTCCTCAACTGTATATTTATTAAGCAAAGGAACTAACTCGGCTAATTCGGCTTTCTGTGAAGCTATATCAAGGTCTGTTACATCTCCTACAAGGCTGAATAGGTATTCTCTCATTTCAGCTGGCTTCTGATTAAGAAATGCGTTCACATTACTGCACATCTTAAATACATTCATATCCACATCAAGATATGCGTTGAAGTCCTTAAGATTCTTTCTCACATCATTAATGTAATATGAGTTATCATCCTTATAACCTGTCTTATCCTTGTTATATGTACGGACCTGTACTTTCTTCATAGTGATTTCTTTTCCGTCAACATCAAGTGTAAGTTCAACACTTGTGTCCATATCATCAACTGATACTCCGTCAATCTCTCTTCTGACAACCGGATTATCCTTTAATTCATAATCACAGTTAAACAAGCACCACAGATGAGCTGTGGCAATAGTTGACTTACCCTTGCCATTCTTAGCCATAATCTTTGTAATGGCATAAAAATCAAGCTCTGCGTGTGCATAGCACATAAAGTTTTCAAGAACTACCTTTTTAAAAACTGTTCTTTCCATAAACATATCCTTTCCTTATTTATATATTCATAATGAATACATCATCTTCTATTGAGAAGTTATCAACTGTCTTATCTGCAAGATAATGCCGTCTGTCAAGTTCATCAAATGTGCCGTCAAATATAACACCCTGAACTGGATGCCATACCTGACAACGCTTTTCATTATCTGCTGCCATACTAGCTAATTCCGAAACAGTAATATCACTATTCATCAGCATTCTCCTCTTCCTCTATAATCTCAACTCTGCCTACTGATACCTCGTAAGCTACTCTGTTTTCAATTTCATCTTCGCTTATCTTCTTTGTATAAGGTCTTGACTGAAACCTGCCTGTCATTTCTATATGCGTTCCTACTGGCAAGTGACCTACGAACTTAGCTGTTCTGCCCCAAGTTATGCAAGGTATATAGTCTGACTTGCCATATGCTCTGTTAACGGCTATGAGAACATCTGTTATTTCTCTTCCAAGAGGTGTTACCCTGTATATAGGTTCTTTGCAAATAAAGCCTCTAAGAACTACATCATTATTAAAAGGTAGTTCTGCCTCGTTTTCATATATCTCTATAATTTCGGTAAAAATTGCTAATATCAGCTTACTTTTTTCACCTATATGCTCGTTGTAGCTTCTTATTCTTCCTGTAATCATTACGCAAGTACCTGCTTTTAATTCGTTCATATCTACAATTCTTTCAGATATAAGAACAGGAAGTGTATCTACTGCTCCGCTAACCCTGTCAATAGAAATCATCATCTTAAAGAATTTTTCTCCAAAAACTTCGTGATTGAAAGCTGGTTCTTCTGCAACTAACCCAAAAACTGTAATATTGTTATTTCTCTCTTTCATCTTTAGTTCTCCTCTCTTTTTTCTACAAATCCAACAACTTTACCGCCGTCAATAACTGTATACATATCCTTTTTCTCGTACATATCAATGCAATCCTGTACTGTTATTACTTTCTCGTTTACCTGTTTCATATTGTTCAATCCTTTCTTTTCTCTTTGCCCTTGCCATTGTCAGAACGATACAAGCCAGTTCTAAAAACATCCCGAATATCGTTCCTAGCATAAATCCCTGTATCATAGCTTATATCTCTCTTTCATTATTGTAGGCAGTTCGTAGCAGTCGATATAATCGTGAGTGTCTGCTATGTACTTCTTTTTAAGTTCACTCAAACCACACCCGTATTCGTGCTTTAACTGCCCTAAAATATCTTTTACAACTACTCTTCTTAAGAGTTCACAATGCTTATTTCTTCCTAAGAGGTAACTCGTTCTTCTGCCAATGTGTGCCAGGATTTCAAGTTTTTCTACCTCATTAATCTGCTCTCTTTCGCCTTTTTCAGAAATAATAAATATCAATCTGCTAAAACTCCTTTCTAATTAATAAGCTGAAATATCATTGACACAATAAATAATATTGCTGATAAAATCCATAAATATTCAGCTATCTTGCTGTCTCTCTTAGCTTTCTTGTATGCTGCAATAGAGACTTCTAAATTGTTTCTTTCCGCAATCAGTCCTTCTACTGATATGCTATATTGTGGTGTTGCCTGTATTTCCTTTTCCATAAAATAATCCTCCGTTTAATCATCAGCTCTCTAAGTTTATCTGTGCATTGCAATCTTTTATTAACATCATTGTATTAGTGCTTGGCATCCAGTTTTTAATATATTCAACTGCCTGTTCATTCTTAAGCCTTGGTGTGTTGGCTCTTGAATTAACATTGAAATAATCCTTGTAATCGTGATTAATCTCTGCAAATACTTTTCTGCTTATTTCCTTGTAAGCGTTACTGTTTTTACCGCCTAAGATTTTTATTACCCTTGCTGATACTAAGTCATTAAGTACTTTCTGCTGTCCGTAATCAATGTTCATTGTATTTTCCAACTTAGAAACTCTGTCCGACACATCATCTAACATACCTAGCTGTATTCTCATCATTTCCTGTGGGGATAACTTTTTCTGATAACTGCCTGTCTTTCTGATTGACGGAAGCACCTCTCCTGTAACCCAATCTGTAAATCTCTCTGCACTTTCTTTGCGGCTCTGAAAGATTGTCTTGTAAAGATTAGCCTCGCTAATAAATATCATTTTCTGCATTCCACCCTTTGTAAGGGTATCCGCAGTATGGATACCCTTTTCAGATAACCTCTGCTTAACATTTCCTACATTTGATATTTCCAATGCCTTGCACACATCAGCCAAGCAGAACATAGGTTCATCATCTTTAGTAATGGTTCGGATTTCTCCAAACTCTGAATTGCTAAAAATCTGTAACTCCATAAATATACCCTTTCTTATCTAACCCATTTTTCAATCGGAATTTTTGTTGCTTCTGCAATCTTCTGTATAGTAGTTAATGTTGGAGATGACATACTATCTTTCCAACGACCACACGTTCCATTACCAATGCTGCACATTTTCTCAAATACTGATATTGGCATTTTCTTTTCGTTGCAATATTCAGTAACCTTATCATAAAAATTTTTATTAATATCTATTTTATTCTGCTGTGTCGTAAAAGCTTCATAAGCCTTGTCAATTCTTGCGGCTACCGGACTGTTTTCTAGCTCTACAAGTGCTCTTAAAGCTGAAATTTCTAATTCTGCCTTTTCTTTTGCAGATATGTCGCTTTTTCTTGCTTTTTCTAAATCCTCAAGTATATAGTTTTTTAATAAATCAATCTGAACTTCATTCATTGTTATTACCTCTCAATCTGTAATTTGTGATATAATCCTCTTATTCTATTGAGAAAAGAGGTGAAAATATGGATAATCATTACTCTGAAACATTTAGTACATACGACACTGTAAACTGTGGTACATATGTATGTATGCAGTGTGGTAACGAAAACGACAACGGAATTGTTTCTATAAAACATCGTGGTGAAACATTACCAGAGTGCGATGAGTGTGGATATACTACATGGATTAAAATAATGTAGGGTTTTTAAACACTCTTTCTTCCTCTGCAAGTGTTTGGTTCGTAACCGCCAAGTTATCATCAACCAAATGCTCAATGAGGAAAGTTCTTTTTATAACTCTTGTTCCGTTTTCACAAACCTGTGAAATATGCAAATACATCTTCCCATTTTTTTGAAATGGAATAACAAATGTACTCTGTAAAAATTTCCATTTCACAAAATGCTTATTCAAAAATATGCTTACACATTTTTTAATTTTACTCATTCTTACTCCTTTCCAGTAACTTGTGAAGTTACTTTCTTTGCAAAAAAAATCTCCATAGGATTTTCAATATTCAAATTATCAATCATAATCTGAATTTCGTTACTGCCAAAAACGCCCTTGTGCATTCGTAAATAGAAAGTCTTGGGTGTTACACCTATCATTTGTGCAACTTCTGTCTGCGTTTTTCCGTTTTCAGCAATAATCCCACGAAGCTTATTTGTATCAACCATCTTCTCATCTCCTTTCCAACTTCGTAACTTTTGAAGTTACTCTTATTATACACCGCAAAAGTAACTTGTCAAGTTATTTTTTTCTTGACTTGTAACTTTTTTGTGCTATAATCAAGTTACCGATAGGAAAGGAGGAAACACTAATGATTAAAACTGTTGGAGATAGGATTAAGGAACAAAGAGAGCTTAACAATATGTCACAAGTAGAGTTGGCTAAAAAGATGGGCGTTTCTAAACAGACATTATATAAGTATGAAAACAATGCCGTAACAAACATACCAAGTGATAAAATTCAGATTGCTGCACAGATTCTTGATATTTCTCCATCATATTTAATGGGGTGGGAAGATAATTTATCTACTGATAATGCTGATATCATTCCCGACTTAATGTCAGATAAGAAAATGTTGGATAGTGTTAAGAAGTTAATGAAACTTAACAAAGAACATCAACAAACTATATTTGACAATATAGCCTATTGGTATGAGAAAGAGGGGCATTAAATGCCCCATTTCTTTTTGAATGATATAATTAATTCATATAAAAACTTTAAAAATCTTTTATTATTACAGTTATTGACTGTTTCTATTATTATTCGCCTGTATTCCTCATTACTCATAAACCTGCACTCCCCTCTCTTGCCCTTGCACGTTTGATAGCGATACGATTATTATAGAACACACGTTCTATAGTGTCAAGTGTAGCGGCGATATTGCCAACGCCAATCAAACAATATCGCCTGCCAGAACTTGAAAATGTTTAAGGGTCTTTTCTCAAAGACAAGTTTATTATACATTTATCGTTAGTATATTTCAAATACTTTCGGTCGTGTTATTTCGACTTTATTCGACAACTAACTGGAACTTGTCGATTGCATTACCCATAACGCCTGCATATCCGTCCATTCCATTTGATGTTTCATCATCTATCTGCTCTGGATAGAAGTTGCGGTTGTTGAATACAGATACCATATACTTAGCATACTTCCAAGGCTCACCCTCTGGTGTATAGTAAATGATTTCTATTGCGTCAATCTCGTGCTTCTTGTCACCTGCATAGCCATTATCGTAATCGTCATAATTAAAGCCAGTAACATAAGGAAGCCAATCTCCGCCCTTTAAGTGAACTCTGTACTTAACTGAACCTCTGCTAACCTTGATAATAAGTGCTGTGATAGCTTTATTGTCGCCTGCACCAGCCCAATCTTCTCTATCTTCTACTTCACCCCACCATCTATCGGTATAAGCGGCGTATGTAGCATATACGTGTTCATCTGTGCTATCCTCTGTGTTATCTTCTTCGCTGTTATCTTCTGTATTATCTTCTTCATTATGAAAGCCATAGAATTCTGATAAGTCGCAAACTCCGTCTACTCCGTCAACAACGCCGCTAGAAGTATACTGCCACCCCGCAAGATAATGGTCGATACTGGGTGTCTTATCTGCGTTAACATCATCATTTAACTGCATTTCATCATATCCTAAGTAGTAACGTGCTATCCAGAACGGACAATCTAAGTCGCTAGGGTTTGTGTATGGTTTGATATAACTGCCATAGAATGATAAGCCAGTATATACACCGAAGTCATATCCTGCGCCCTCAATAACCTCTTTGTAAGCCTTGATAATGTCGATAAGCTCTGAACCTAAGTTTCGCATACAAGTATCTTCAACGTCCATCCAGACAGTTACCTTACGTCCGTCAAGCACTTCAAGCACTCTCTTAGCCGCCGCAATAGCTTCTTCTACTGTCGGTGTGTAAACATAGTTGTATACACCGCAAATATGCACGCCTGCTAACTGACAGCCTTTCCAGTTGTTTTCAAACTGCTTATCTGGGTCAAAATCACGTCTGATAACCTTAAGAATAGCGTGAGTAAGTCCTGCCGCCTTAACTCTGTTCCAGTCAACTACACCATTCCACGCTGAAAAATCTCCACATTTAATCATAATTAAAATACCTCACTTTCTACTGTTTCTGTTGCATCTGAACTAACTGTGTTATCTTCTGTGCTGTATGTTGCCTTGTAAGTATTTTTAACGCCATCAAGAAAGCTCTTAAGCTCGCTGTCTAGTGCTATATCATTCGCCAAGTATGCCGCAAAATCATTGAAGCTGGCTGACATACTAACTGTACCGCTTTCGCTGATTGTAGCTGACAGATAAGCTACCTGTTTAAGTGCTCCATCTGAGTTTTGAACGGATAATGTTCCGTTCTTCTGAATTGATGAGTTGATGTCTAACATTGTGTTTTACCTCCTAATTCGCATTAAAAAAGGACACCCGAAGATGTCCTTAATTGCTTAATTGCTTTTCCAATTTTTTAATACGCATATTCTGCGATTGTACAGTCGCAACTATATCCGCTATTAATTCATCATAGCGTAATGCGTATCTTGCTGTTAGCTCTTTAGTTGTATTTCCGTTTTTGTCTGAGACTTGTGTTTCGTAGTTATCATTATTAATCTTTTTATCGATAAATAATCCCCAGTCATCTTTCATAGTTTCTTTAACCTGCTGTGCAATAAATCCGTGATGGTAGCGATTAGAAGTACCGTTAATCATTTTAAATTCGCAAGGTTTTAAATTGTAGATAAATTCAGAAGAGTCTTCTGAATTCAATAAATGAACATCTTTTTTTACGTTCTCGTCTGAATCAGAAGCGATTGTTCCATAAATTGACCCGAAACATCGCAAATCATATCCTATGTATGTACTTCCATATACTGACAGTTCACAGTTCTCGTAGTGTCTGTCCTCTGTATTTGTAATTCTGACATTTTGTGTGTCTTTTCCCGAATTTGGATTATAGCAATATACTGTAAGTGTCGTTGGTTTTTTAATATTGTCTTGGTAACCGCCATTCATCGAAATATTGGGCGAAAAAAACTCTAATGATTTGTTTAAATCGTCGTTTATTCTTATAATGAATTCGTATTCCGTATTTTCTGTTTTATTCTTAGTGCAATTTATTCCGACAACATCTCCATAATCTGCATTGAGCACTAAAGCTCTTCTTACTTCATTATTGCTAGTATAGTATCTTGTTGTAGTTATCGAACCTACATAATTTTCGTAATCGTCGACCCAAGAATAGAATTTAATGTAATTTTGGTCTATCGACATTCCTTTAATTCCATTATTTTGATATGTCGACAATATACCATTATCAATTGAGAAATTGCCAATTTGACCTTTAGAAGCATACATATATCCATCCGCACGAACGTACCAATTACCATAATATGCCCCATCTCTTTCTTCTTGGCAAGAGAATGTCCAAGCTTCGGAATTAGCGGGTGCCTGTATATAAGTTCTATATTTGCCGTAATCTTTATAGATAGAAGACTTGCTGATGTCCCAGCCTCCAATCGTGCCAGACGAAAAATAGCCGCTTCCTGTAATTTGTGCGTTAGTTGCATATAGTTTACCAGTTTGACTTATATAAAAATTAGGACTTTTGCTGTATCCCTCATCTTCAGTTCCGTGAAAAACCGAAAAAACATATGGTGTAATATCACCAGGTATTTGTAATGCAATTCTGAATAAGTCATTATTCTGCTTAAATATTGTACTTATTGAATCTTTAGACACTTTCCAGCCGCCAACGTTTCCGCTGTTGGCAATCAGATTGCTACAAGTTATAGTTCCGTCTGCTGTAATGCTGGTGTTCGTGCTGTTTAATGTAAACCTGTTGCCACTTAAATTAAGCCCACCCCTTGCAGTAATATTTATTGTATCTGCAATAGCTTCGATAGCACTCTTAAGCTCGCCTGTTTTAGGGTCTTTTTTGATATATAAATCAAGGCTTGTTTTAGTTGCATAACTTTCTAAATCGCTTGACTTAGCGTAAGTTCCACTAAGTGCCAAACTAATACTTGAACCATTATCATTAATTTCCTGCGTAATTTTGTTAATCATAGTAGTTGTTGTACTATAATTATCTGTCAGATTTTTCTTTGTCTGTGTTAATTCTGTTGATATGCTATTAAGATTAATCTTAAGACTAGCGTTCTGATTAAGCATATAGGCTAATTGTGTGTTAGATACCTCTTTCCAACCCCAATTACCTTTATCATCTTTAGCCCAACGCCAAGTTTTTTGAGTTGTTTCGTTGTATGCTATTGCCCCGTGATATTTTGCGTATTCATCATTGCTATAAGTCCAAGTAAGATTATTGCTTGGAAATAAATCATCTGACGGATAAATAGGTATGAACCAATCAATAGCTGGGTAATTATCTTTGTTAGGTGTTTCTGTAACTGTATACACCATAAAATTATCGTTCGTTTGTTGGTATAAGTCGGATAACGTTATTTCGTAGCTATCTAGCTTCTGATTAACAGTAGAAAACTTGGTCTTAATGCTTTCGTTGTCAACATTTTCAGTCCACCATAACTTATTAGTGATAAAATCACTAGCAACTTTCATCATACCGCCCCATTGAGTATAATCTTTGCCAGCACCACTTGTTATAGCTTGCATAATGACATTAAGTGTCTGTCCCTCGTTGTCCAGATAAATTTTATTGCTCTTAAGTGTATGTGTACTATCGTTATTGATAACGTTAAATAGCGTTTCAATATCCAGCTTACTCGCATTGATATTAGCATTATCTTGAACAACATCATCACGAACAACTTTCCTTGTGACGCCTTTTTCAGTAAGTCCTAAGGCATCAAACATAAGATTGCCAGCTTTATCCCAAACGTACATATTGTAGTCTGAATTAGCGTCTTTACCTATTTGAACTCTTATTCTGTCAGTATCTTTAATGATAATTGTGTTATCTTGCCAATAAGACATTCCATTTTCGCTATGAACCTTAAATTTGGTGGTATTAAGGTCAAGTGCTGTAATCTTGTTCGCAGCTATGCTGTCAATCATAGCATCCTTAATCTGTGCATTGCCAATAACACTTACGACTGCATTAGCGAATTCTGTTGTTAAACTTTTACCTGTCGCTGAACCAAACATTAAGGTCTTAATGTCTGCCACATCTGCGTTTAACACACCTATCTGTGCATAATCTGCTTGTAACTTAGCAATATTAGCTTCATTAATCGTAGCTTTATTTGCCGTCAAATTAACAATATCTGCTGTAATAGTTTCAATCTTATTAGCCTTTAATTGGTCGATATACGCTTGATGTGCTTTTAAACTCTCAATATTAGCACTAGTTATATCAGCATTTTCGATAACTGCCTTGTTGATTAAGACTAAATCAGCGTAGTATCGTTCCATTTGCTTTGTTATCGGACCGCTAGCAATATTGCTGTTTTCTGTGTCAGATTGTCCGATAGATGTAACTGTGTCCATTAAGCCGCCATCACATTCGTGTGTTATCTGCATTATAGGTACTTTGTAATCAACGCCGTCCTTATTAACAGTAATAATGTCGCCTACTTCTAATCGCCAATCACCTAAAAACTTAACTGTAAGCGGTCTGAACTGAAAGCCACCAATCTTGTTATAGACTTCATTAAGAATTTCTTGTGTCATAAATGGATTAGCAAAACTAAGCCCTGTCGTTCCGCCGCCGGCAGTTATCTCACTTGTTTTGCTATCACCAGACTTTGTATTGTTACAAGTCAGTTTCCTTATCGTAAAATCCTTGCTAGTGGTAAAAGTAACCCCTTGCTGATAGTATTGATGTCCGTCAAGTACATAACCGCTATCCTTGTACCACCTTAATTCAAGGTTTCCGTCAGAATTAATAGCCGCATTACAGCCTTGTAACGTAGCCATATAGCCAATCATTTCACGCATTGTATAGCCTTGTGGCTTATCTGTAATTGTATGTGTGTTTGTTATGCTAGTCGCTAACTGTATGCCTAACTTTGTACAGATTTCCTCTAAAATGGCCTTATCCGTACTAGGATAAGTCAAAGCTGAAAAATAACCTTTTTCAGCTTTGTACATCTTGTCATAAGCTGTGTACTTAGTGTATTCGCCGTTGCTTTCTTCTTTTGTTACAGTAAATATGCCTATCTGTACATACTCAATTCCACTATCACCCTTAACGCCCTCGAAAATAGTTATGTCCTTATTTTCAAGTGTAATTTCTGGCTGAAAAATAGAAAAGGTAACACTGCTACTGCAAGTGTTACCTATGGAAATGCTATTGTTTGGATTGATTATATTACTGTACTTAAATTCATTAAGTGTCTGATTGTATTCTTTTCCGTCAACTGTATACTTGCTGTAATATCTTGCATACAGTAAGTTGAAATCCGCACCCCAATTAATATTTTTCATTTATTGGATTGCTCCTTTCTGCTGATTAATCGTTAATCATAAAGCTAAGTGCGATAATCTTAGCTGGCTCAATGGCTTCACAACTATCAAATGCACTTATATCAACTTTTGTGTATTCAGATACTTCTATTTCCTGTTCTCCTAGTTCTTCAAGTTCTGATTTTATCTTATCGTTGTTATCTTTATTTTCCTCGCGTATCTTTTCTATCGCTTCCACAACTGCCTTAAAGTGTGACTCTAACATCTTAATGTTAGACATAATGGCAACTGCTAATCTGCCACCCATTTTAAGCTGTGCTACACTTCCAAGTGCTTCATAATGTGCTAAAACTTCATTTCCTGTTATTTTCATAGTCAATCTCCTTATTTCTGAATTAAACTTAATTTTGCTCCGACTATTAATCCGTCCTCATTCTTTGCTCTTGTGAGATACGGATATGTCACATCTCCTGTGTATATTGTCATTTCCTTTTGTGTACCGCCTAAGAATAGGACTTGTGCTGTCGGGAATGGGTTATTTTCATCACTAATCACATTATCAAGCAACAACGCCTGTTCACCTGTTAATGGTGGCAATTGTAGTTCTACTTTATCCTTAATAGCCACGATTGTGCCTACCATTTCTCCATAATCGTTTCTTCCTGTGTTCTTAGACCAAATCTTATTCCTACTATATGTGTAGCCGTTATATGCTACTGGGAATGTCACTCCCTCGATAATTACAGCACTTATCATTCAATCACCTCTTTTCTGTATATGTACTCCGTTAAGCCCAGACAGACTTAACCATATGGAAGATGGCATTAAGAATAATAACGATATGATAAGTGAACTGAACAACAATATAACAACAACGTGCGAAAATGCCATCATAACATACGCACCTGCTTTAGCGTTGGTGAATATAATGCCAGTTAAACTAACTAACACTGTAGCAATTAGGAGTTGGACAACAGTCGCAACTCTGCCTGAGGAATATAGACCGAGTAAAGTTATAAAATTTCCCGTTACAGTATATAATCCGGCGGGGCTTGTGGCATATGGACAATTAACACCTGTTGGTGCATTACAAATTTATAGTAATACGGAAATTAAGGTAAATCAAAGACAAACATATTACAATTTCACTTATTTTATTTAAGTATCAAGTAAAGTAAATTCAAACCCATTTTTATTGAATTCATAGAATGCGAAATTAACAACAGTAGGGCAGTTATTAGTAACAAAAAAATCCATATCGCCATCTTTTCCATATTCCCATATAATATATGACGAATTTAAGATTGGCGTTATGTGATAGCGTGCAGAACTTCCAGAGCCATAACCTTGTACAATAGCACAGGCTGCCGCAGCACCTACTACTCCTTGTACAAATGCAATTCCCCAAAAAATACTGTTTCCAGCAGCTTTTGTTGAGTGTACTCTTAATTTTTTCCTTATTGGAATATTAGTTATATGTTTATTGAAGATATTGTTGTTCAGCTCGCTTATCATATCGTTATTATTCTTAATCCCATCTTCCATATGATTAAGTCTGTCTGGGCTTATTGGAGTACCGCCACTAGTGCCAGCTTTCCACGCTTGCTTTATGTATTGTATAAAATTCATAGTAAAACCTCACTTTCTAAGCACACAAAAAGGACACCTCACGATTAAGTGAAATGTCCTTGTCATTTTGCTATTTATTTGTTATTATTGGTATGAGTTAATTTGCATTCACTCATACGTGCTAATCAGAACAGGTCTATTCAACTTGTTCTGTTTTTTATAGCTGTAAATTTCTTACAGCTATTGAATTTTCTTTCTGTTTGAGCTATTATATCTCACAAGAGAACTTATGCAACATTATTGAATAATTGCAGTATAAATTCTCTTCCAAGTTGGGTAATTCGTCTATGATAGATTACTTTACCACTGTCAAGAATTTCTTGTTTAATTTCCTCATATCCCATACTGCTGTATGGTGAGTAAAGAACCCAAGTTCCATTGACATTGTACTGAATTTTTCTATCAGCAAGCAACTTGTTAAGTTGAATAGCAGATTTTAAGTTCAGCTCTTTAGCAATCTCCGTCATTGTATATGTTTTATTGACGTGTGTTAAGATAGCGTTCTTTCTTTCTGCTTCAACTCTTGCTTGCCTTTCTTTTTTTAACTTTGTTAATAATTCTATTCCAAAGTCTGGATTATTCAGTATTTCATCAATAACATTATCAGTAGCATATATTCCATTCTTGCGAATTGACGGAATAATCTCATCAGCCACTAATGCTTGAAATTTCTCTGCTGTTTCATTTTTGGCTTTCATTGCTAGTCGGTAGAAGATGTTTTCTGGGATAAAATCGTCATCCCCACAAGTGGGTACGCCTAATTCTTCAAGATATTTTCTCACTCTTTCCCATCTTACAACCTCGTTTCCACTCCTTGCAATTTGAGTAAATCCTAATCCTCTAGCAACATTTTCCAATCTTAAATAAGCAACGCCATTCTGCTCATAGCAGTCTACGCCGCAAATATTCTTAGTGTTCATTGGTGCCTTAATCTCATTGTGAGTGTCATCTTTTGTAGTTGGATTATTATAACTCATTATTTTACCTCCTACAAATTTATCATTCGCTCAAAGCAGAACTTATTGCGTAGTGGGAGTATATGCCCACAATGCCTCACGCAATAATATTATGCCACTTCCTTTGTAGACTTGTCCTGTCCCTTTAAATCAAAATTATTAACATTGTCCTGAATAGTTTCTAACTGCTGTAAAACTCCTATGAGAACATATCCTATTCTTTCGTTTTCCATATTTGCTAAAACTTCTGTTACTGTTGCGTGTGCAATTTCTGACGCTATGTCAATATTTGTTACGATTTCTACATTACTCATTTGTTTTTCCTCCGAAAATATTCTTGAATTTTCCGAAAGAAACTGATATGATAGATTTATCAATTCCTTTCGGATTGGTGGTTTAAAGTGTTGTGTTCGTTGGTAGCGTGGCAACACTTTATTTTTGTCTGTTTTTGTATTGCATTTCAATTCCCTGTCTGATTACTTTTGCTCTACTTACGTTCTGTTCATTGGCTAAAATATCCAATTTCCTAACAGTTTCATCATCCATACGAATTTCTATTCTTTTATCTTTTGGATTGTCCTTAATCTTCTGTCCTAATTTGGGTGACATACTATTAACTCCTTTCTTTCAAAAGTTACGTACATTTTGTACATTCATAATATATCAAAGTGTACGTACAAAGTCAATAGTTTTTTAATAAAAAATGGAACGTACCGAAAGATACGCTCCATTAAGGGATTATTTTTCTATAAAACGTGGTATAAAACTAATGCTGTTATAACTGCCAGCTCCATTATTTTTACAATTAACAGTTAAGCCATATGCAGTTATTTTGTCACCAGCTTTATAGTTTCCGTTTTTAAATCAAAATCTTTTGAAAAGTATATGTATATTTTTTCTTTGCCGTATTCGCTTTTATTCTTAACAACACCTGTAAAAAATCCTGCCTGTAAGCTATTTACTTTTTATTCTTAAAGTTCTATTAACTAACACTTTCCATGTATTGTAATCATCAATAAACTTATAAATATCCTTATGCTGATTTAAAAAGGCATATACTGCAAAATAATTAAATCCTCTAATATATTCTGGTGGTGGATTATCTTTCGTTTTTCCATAATCACATATTGCAAAAAAATTTCCATAATTTCTAACAGTAGTGTCGAAAACGTCTTGCTGTTTCACCATTTTTCCTGTGCAACTATTGTAATAATTAATTAACTTGTCTGTTGTTTCTTTTTTAATCGCTGGGTAATCATATTTTTCATTGTACTTCAATATTTCTGTCATTGAAATGTACGTTGCATGAAATTCAGACCAAAGCCTTATATAATCATTTTCGGTCAATTCTCTTTTGTTCTTTATCCCGAATTTTTCTCCAATGATAGTAAAGTCATCAATATGAGTTAATTCATGATGTGTTGTTGATATCATATTTACTAAATCATTGCCATACTTAATGTATACTTCAAATTGATTATTAATCGTTGGGTACACTAGCCCAAATTCTTTCCCACTAAGCATTTTAGCATAGTCACTGTCAATTTTATTAATAGCCTCATATATATTATCAACAATTAATATTGAGTTATTCCAATCTTGAATATCACTTTGTATATTACGTTCTTGCACCGTTATAAGTGTATGAGCTTTAATTCCTGCTTTGCTTATCTCCATATTACTTTTCCCTTTCCTTTTTATTTCCAAAATAGTAACATACCATTGTTCCACTAACGTATATCACTATAACGAATCCAAGGGATAAATCTTCTCTCCGAAACCATTCAGACATATTATAAAGCTCTTCTTTTATAAAGTTTCGTGTTGATACTTCCGCGCTTGTTTCTGTACCTTTTTCATTTTTCTCTGTGCAAAACTCCAAATAATCTTGAATTTCACTGCCTGTTCTTCTGCCACTATCTTGTAGATACCATATAAAAGTCGCAGATAATAACACCCAAATAATTAAGCATATCGCTTTCCTTTTCATTGTGATACACCCCCTTGCTATCCTAATGGTTAGAGTATATCACAACATTGTATTAAATTCAATTATATGTTATATGCAGGCAACCCAGTCATTGCTGTGTACATATTTGCTTGCTTTTGTGTAACTCTGAATATCTCTTGTCCGTCAATTTCTATTGTTCTTCCATTTTCAACAGCGTATATTAGTTGCCTTAATAACATATTAGTTTCTGTTGTGGCGCTATTATCCATATTAATCTGTGGCATTGTAGGTATACTAGTATTTGCATTAAATTTACTTGCTTTTGTGCTTTGAATAATATCGCTAGTAAAGTCGCCTAAAGAAACCTCAACAGGTTTGTAATTAAGCTCCATACCTTGTTTGAAGCCCTCTATCGTGTATTCACCTATCTGTTTCATAACTCTTGATGGACTATGAATGTCTAAGGCATCTCTTATTGTATCAGATACGTTATCTGCGATGTATCTAGCTTCGCTGAAAATACTGTTTTCCATACTTTCTAAGCCATCATAGAAACCTCTGCCTGCATAATGACCTATATCCCATAATGAATCATATATGCCATCAAAGCCGGATTTAACATTGTTAACGTAATCATCAATCGTACTATACGTGCTACCTAAATTGTCAGATAAACCATTGTTAAAGCCCTCAACAACCCATCTTCCGTATTCTTCCGCACGCCTTGATGGTGAACCAAAATTCATTGCACTATCGTGAATATTTCTATCTAATTCATCCATCCAGTCTCTTACAGCATTGTTGCTTCTATCAACATTATCAACAATACCGTTAACAAAGCCATCTACTGTATTTCTTCCATAGCCCTCTACGTCTACTGCTTCTCCTGCTTCATTTAAAGCAGAATCAAGCATTTCTTGCCAATCTTCCTTAAGTTTAGGCTTTGTGTTGTTAACACCAACATTGGAATAAACTCTAATACTATCAAATAGCGATGTTGTGAGCTTGTCTGCCGCTTCATCAGCGTACACGCTTCCGTCTATTCCTAACTGATTAAAGCCATCTTTAACAGAATCAAGTGCTGGGTCTAATGTGCTTTTGCGCCATTTCTCAATAACACTTTTAATATAGTTTTCTTTTGTTGTGAATATTTTAGCTATTGGGTTTAGGTTTTCATAGTCTTTTGTTGCTTCTTCAACTACTGATGGAAGTTGATTGAGTAAGTTATACTGTACTTGATTAGCATATTGCATATATGCCGCGTCTATTCTCTCTGTGCCTTGTTGTACTTGCGTATCACTAGCGCCATATAAACTTGACCAATCAAATTGACTTGCATCTATTCCTAAAGCTGTAAGCCTATCTCTCATATCCGTTATAGCTTGTGACGATTCCGTTCCCAATGTAGATAGGTTATCTTTTCCGTTTTGCGCCGCTGTTACAACTTCATTTACAGCCTCACTAAATCTTTGAACATCAAGTCCGGATTCTGTCATATACTGTGATATATCTAATGCGCCGCCAAATCCTTGAATAGCAAGTGTCGCATTATCAACCGACTTGTCACTATTAATAGAAGATATTTTATCTATTAAAGGCGTAGCCGCATTTAAGAACTCTTCTTCTGATATTTTCCCATCATTAAACTGCTGTATAAGTGTTTCTAAATCTGAACTCATACTTGTAAACGATTCATTTCCTTTGTCGCGTAAACTTGCTAATTGTGCCACATACTCTGGAATTGCAACGCCTTGCGCTTCAAGAATATCTTTCCAAGCACCTACAACATTACCAACGATAACATCATATTCATCATTGAATACATTTTTAGATTCACTTAATAAGTTTTGGAATTGTTCTATAATTTCCGGCATTTTTTCATTAGTTGCGTATGCTCCATCTTCAACCGCTGTTTTTAAAAGATTTACATTATCTGTTGTTTCTTCAAGATTTTCTTTTGCTTCTGATATATTTTTAAGTTTGTCTGTGGTTTCAGTTATACCATCTGTTATTTTCCCAAAAGAGTCTTTGGCTACATCGCCTAATTCTTTCATTGTAACAGTTCCAGTATTTTGCAATGCTGTAAACATGCTATTAAATTCTGCTTCTTTTACAGCTTGTGAGATACCCACTATTGACGATATTAAGCCCATAGCACCTACTATTAATGCTGTAAATGGGTTTGATAAGCCTATAAGTTTTAATGCCGCTGTTGCCACACCTACGCCGCCTGCTATTTTAGCAATAGAAGCTACAAGGTTGTCGCTCCCTACCGCCAGTTCATAAAAGCCGCTCTTAACAAGTGAAAACTCTGCAAATACACCTATAACACCTATTGCACCTTTCTGCAATACTGACATTTTACCTCTAATAGTTTCAATTCCCTCATTAAATGTAGCAAAAAAGCCATTGTCATTTAAAGATGTTTTAAGGGTATTAAAGGTTTTATTAACATCAGTTACAGTTTTGGCTGTCTTTGGGTACATAAATGTTAGTGCCGAAGCCGCCGCCTTATTTCCATTAAGTGCGCCTGTTGCCGCCGCTACTGTTGTTGCAAATTTATCAAGTGTCTTGTACGTTTTTACTATACTAGCTACAACTGCTGAACCACCTATTGCCTTAAGTACTTTAGGAACTGCCACAAGCGATATGAGAAGTGTTTCTATAGGCGCTTTAGATAGCATACCTAAGTATAATTCAATAGCCGCCTTTAAGCCTTGCACAAGCACTTTAGCCGCCGATTTAAACACCTTAGTCCAATTAATGCCTGCAAGGAAATCACCCATTTTCTGACCGATTTTAAACCAAGGGACATCATCTATAGCTTTTGCAAACCAATCAAAAATTCCTGCCACTAGGTTAGATGTATCTTGCCCTGCCTTAAAGAAATCGCCAACTGCAAAGTCTTTAAATATCTGCTTAACAGGTTCAAGTGCTTTCTCTATTCTGTCAGCCCAGGCAACTGCCGAATTTTCCATATTGGCAAATGCTTTATTCCACGCCGCTTCATATT